CTCCTATCCATGCTTGGTTGGTATCTAATCTATTCCCTACATCTAACCCTGATATAACTGGTAAGAAAGATAAGAATAGTGGTAGAGAAGTTAAAGAGATCAGTTTAGACCTTGGTGGTTTTGCTATCCCTTCTACTAACAAGCGTGTTAAACAACTAGCAGTAACTGTTTTAAATAACTTAAAACTATGGTCTGTAGATAGTGAAGATATTTTATTACCTACTGATAAGATAGAAGCTTCTTTAGATGCACCTACTGATGATGATGTTAACTACGAAGGTACAAGAACTGCTCCTCTAACTCCTTCTGCATAAAATAAAAAAAGAGAGCAACTAACTATATACTACTAGGAATAATATCCTAGTAGTATATATGTTTGTTAACACTTAAGCATTAACAACTTTTTCAGATAGTGCATCAGCAAGCTTTTTGATATGAGCTTTAGACACATTATAACGAGTTGTAGTTACTATGTTTTTAATACGAGACTTAGTAACTTTTTTATCAGTGCCTGGGATAGGACTAGTCATAGCACGCTTTACATTTGTAGTAGCTACAGATGATTTATTAATACCGAATGGCGTTACAACATTTACCTCATCGATCTCTTTGTCACCAACAAGAACTACTTCGGCTTCGGCAACCGCATTGTCTACAGCAGCATTGATATATGCCTCATCGAAGTGAGCGACTGTTTCTAATGTTTTCTTTTCAATACCAGCTTCACTAGCTTTATTTAAATAAAGCTTCTCATCACCTATCTTTACTTTAGCAGCCTTACCGTTCTTTTCAACTTCTACTTCCGTGCCTTTAAGGCTAACTTCTACTTTGCTCATATGAGACTCCTTTTAACATTGTGTGTTTTTTAATACCTACTACTAGGTTCATATAAGTAATATAAGGTTAAAATTTTTTTGAACTAGCATTAGTTTATATATACTACTAAGCATAACTGCTTTTTTTGATTGAAATTATAAAGGATAAGCTATGAGTTTAAATATACCTAATACTAGTGTTGCTAGTACTAATAATAAAATATCTTCTACAACAACATCGTCTTCAGCTTCAAGTGCTTTAAACAGCATCAAGTCTTCTAATGCTAAATCGGCTATATCATGTTCTGGATCAACACCAGATCTAGATTTTAGCCTACCACATCTAAAAGGTTTAGATTTTGGCTTTGATGTACCAGATTGGAAACTTGGTAATCTTAATGCTCTTAACAAACTAGGAGGCATGTTTAACGGTATTAATATGTCTAACCTACCTAAGCTTAAGTTATCCTATCTACATACTAGTGGGATGTTTGATAGTTTCAAATGTCTTGGTATAGATAGTTTAAATCCACATGGTAAAGGATTAGATTTTAAGAAAGGCTTATATGACTTAAATGATGCTAGATGTAACTCTATTAACTTCTCGTATAATAATTCAGCATCTAGATCTCTGATGTCGTCAATTATGTATGCTGCTAATTGTGATAAGAGTAGTAAAGATGCTACTAAGGTAGCCAGCGCAGATATAGAGTCTATCATGGCTGATGATAGTTTAGATGCTACTGCTAAGACTAATCTATTAGGAGCTGTGGTTAAAGGTAATGTACAGGGTAAGTTCTCTATAGATGCTGCTAAGGATGCCATAACTACTGGTGATACTAAGAACCTCTATAAGGCATCTTTTAGTGGTATGAGTAATCCTGGTAAGCATATGAATGTATCTGATGTTATGAAAAAGAGTGGTGTTATAGAGAAGAACTCTGTAGTAGATGAAGCTATGGGCTATAGCTCTATAACGGATCTAGCTGGTAATAATGACATAACTAAGCTAGCTGATAATGCTACGCTAGATTCTACTATAAGTAACTATGAAAATAGTAGCTTGTTATCAGCTGTTAATAACTCACAGAAGCTTAGTGTTATAGATAAGCTAAAGTCATCAGTACTAGCGAATACAAGCGGTTTTAAATTAGGTATGATAGCATAGCTATAAGGATACATGGTATCCTTATAGTGTGCTAATATAATTCACTGTAGTTAATTTTCTTATTATCACCGAATAAAGAGAATAATGTACCAGATGAAAAACTATCACTAGCCCATGCTCCTACTGTTTCAGGTGATACTGCAAGATGCGCAGATTGTAATAGTCTAGATGTTTTAATCCTAGCTCTATCAAAAACATGTGTAGTAGAATAAAGATCTCTGGCACATAATGATTGTATATAACGATTTATACCGGCCTCATCATCGAACATAGTGTTACCAGCAGATAATAGATCTTGTGCTACTGGTGCTGATACTACACTATAGAAATCTGTTACTGTAAAACTAACATCTATGGCTAAAGGTCTCTTCTGTTTGTTATAAGGTAGGTTAGAAACTCCTCTAGTGATAGTTAAGGATGTTATCATACCTAAATTAACTCTCTGTCTACCTCTTACGAACATATTACATATGAATGGAGATGTATGGGACTTAGGACCTGTAGCTAACGGAAGAGCTCCTGCTAAGATAGAAGCTAGTGGTATATAGATATTCCTTAGTTGTGCTATAGGGTGGGCACTAGGAGATACTAGTTGCATACTAAAGTTTAATGATGGGAATGAAGCACTACTAGACTCCCATCTCTTAGGTACCTCTATATTAGCTCCTGCTAAGAAACCTGCTACAACATTACTAAGACCTAATGTAAGGCCATCTGTAGCTCCTACAACGGCATCTAAAACAGCACTAGCAGCACCCTTTAAAGTTTCGCCTGCGATACCACCTGCTGTAAAAGAGAGTTCTTTCCATTTCTTACTAACACCATTTAAAGTATCACCTACGCCAGTATCAGTTGTTGAGTTAGAGAATGTCTCGGATATACTATCTAGATGGTTAACTCTGAATACAGCATATCTAGCACCCTCATTGAAAACAGATTTTGCTGTATCAGTAGCAGCTGATAACCAAGCACTATCATCTTCATTACGAGTACCTCTGACAACAGAGCCGTCATCGTTTAATGTAGTAGTGACTTTCTGATCTTTACCAACTACAGTAGTTATCTTCTCAGTGATGCCTTTAAGGTCTTTAGGCTTAACACCATTTTCATATCTCTTATCTTTCTTAAGATCTGTTTTTAGTTTAGCCCAAAGGCTATTATCACCACTTAGCTCGTCAGATGTAACCATATCCATTTTAAACGGATCTACATGTGGTAAAGCATCACTACCAGTTATACTAGCATTTAGATTCTTTATAGTACCAGCTTGCTTTATAAGATACTTACTATAGGTAACTTGTGTTCTAGCTACCATAGCATGTACATTTATACTGTTGTCTGCTGTTACTAATCCTGGTAATAGTTTTCTTATACCAGCTAGCTGATCCTCATCTATTTTTAGAGGAACACCTACATTATCAGGGCTAGCTTTATCTTTCATCATAGATGGGGATAATATGCCTAGTTCAGTAGACATCATAGTTACTAAACTGTTAACAGTAGACCAATATGTGAACATAGTAGGCTTTAAATAATAGTGATCGAATTTACCGCCACCGCCTAATATACTGGTAGCAACACTGAATACAGCTTTAGCTACTAATAGTCCTATAGTTATTAAAGGGAAAGCCATGAATAAAGCACCTAATCCAAATACATAACCAGCATCATAGAAGAGAGGACTTCTACCGCTATTAGCAACTACTGCTTGTTTATAGTCTATAGAAGAAAGAAGAAAGAATGCTATATTGTTAAACTCTGGTACTCCAAACTCAAAGAACACATCTGTAGAGTTATCATCTATAGTTGTAGCATAATACTCACCCATACCTACATTACCATTTAAATCATTAACTTTAACATCATTACGACCATTTAGGATACCCTTACTACGGATGTCACAATACCTAGTGAACTGAGGAAAACAGTTGATGCTTATGTTACCTCCCATAGATGTATCTACAAATTTCCTATCTGCAGGACTACTGAACCTAAGAGTCTTATAGAGGCCATCTAGGTCTTCAGCTTTTACTAAGAAGCCGGTACTAACCCAATCACCATCTAAAATAGGGACTTCATCTTGTATAACAGTATCCTTATTTCTTTTCTCTTTTATAAAATCCTGTAACATGACCTATCCTATATTATGTGCGAATCTATATCGTTATATCCTAAAGCTCTTAAGGTATCCATTATGATAGCTGTATCGCTAGTTGTAATGTCTTTTATAGTTAGAGCAAGACTTATGTCCTGTACAAGTTCTATAGAGTCAGCATCTACCCAATCTTCTGCTAGAAGTACTTCAGTACCATCACTGCTTTTGAAGAGTACATATATAGCATCCTTAGACTCTATGAAGGACTTAGATGTCTCTACTATTAATTGTTCTCTTATAGTAACAACATCATTGTAGACACCTGAATACTTTATAGCTTGGTCAAAACCTAAATAACTTAAAACTGTTAAATTCTTATAACTAAAATCTAATACTGACATACTAACTGTATTAAAGTTATACGTCTTCTTTAATTCAAATAACATTTACACTCCTTGATTATGGATATTCAGCTAATTTAAAAGAAAAAAACAAATATAAAAGATAGAGTTAAATACCCTATCTTTTATTAAATTATGTTTATATTAACTATAAATCTCATCTTGTCATAATTTATGACTTTTTTACCTATAAAGATATACTCAGTATGCTCGTTAAAAGCTAAGCTATCTATGATAACTTTAAGACTATTAACCATATCTCTTATTAATAAAGTATAAGCCTCATATACAGCAGGGTTACTATCTAACCTATTAGTATCGAAGTTACCATATGTCATAAGACTATCTATGAACATACTCTCTATCTCGTACATGATAGCTTCATCATCAACTTCATCATCCAAACCACTAGCTACATTAAATAGTATCTCTATGATGATACTAGTACTTATGATATCATCAGCCCCATACTCTCCAGGTATCTTAAGCATGGATATGAGTTCTTTAATATTAGGTAATAAGTAGCTTATGTCTAATATTGTCTTAGTGAACCCACTGAAGTCTTTCTTATGGGTTATAACTGTATCTAGAACATCTGCTAGCATGACTGTAGTTATATGATTAACTTCTAGTTTATCATATACGATGTCACCTAATTCCATAACATTCTCCTTATTCTACATCCTTATCATAAAAGTATTTTACCTTTATGACATCCTTACCATTTTCATTAACATACCTATCCATAACTACTATGTTGTTTAGTACTGCTCTAGCTTCAGGAGCTCTTCTTATTAAAGCTGTGTGAAATATACATAGAACATGAAACAGATGCTCTAAGTTAGGAGTATCAGCATATTCTTTACCTATTATATAAAAATACTTATCCAGTACTAATGATAAATCTTTTAACGAATAATTCTCTATAAAGAACCATTCGGTAGGTTCCCTTAGGATAACTTTACCTAAGAAGGCTTTAAAAGGTCCTATGTTAAATTCTTTCTCTACAACCATAATATTCTACTCCTAAAATTCTAATAATACTAAAACATTTATGCCTATGGTCTTATGTGTCATCCAACCACTAAAATACTCGAAGCCACCTGGCTCAGTTTCTACATCTAAACTACATGGTAGACAAATAGCTTCCTCTCTGCTTATACCGAACTTATGCAACATAACCATGATGTTAGACGTTAACTCATGAATGAGGGCATATAGTTGGTTATAGTTTATGTCTTCTGCTCGCACATAACATTGTATAGCATCTTTAGCTATATAGGCATCTATACTTGCTGTAAATAGACGACATGTATAATCTATGGAGTCTAACCCTATACCACTATGCGATACTGCATCAGTTAGAAGTTTAGATACTAGTCTAACAAAATCATCTATGACTTCATGCTGCTTGAAGACATCCTTATGAACAGCGGCTATCTTATCTAAGTCTACATATAACATAGCTAATCTGAACTGTATGTTAGACGCTATGTCTACAGTAGCTATGGACTTAGTGCTTTTATGTATGGCTATATCCTTGTTAGGTAAGCCAAATCCTAATTCCTTATATGTCATCCCACTCACCTTTTTTTAATCCTCTGCTACTGCTAGATGATATCTCCGTTCTACTGGAGAGGCATATAGTGTAACCGAAACTCTATTTTCACTGATATCTATAGCTACAGAGTGGTTATGAAGACCACTTATACTATTTATGATATCTGTCAATATGTTATGGTAAAGTCTCTCTCCCATATCTAGAAGTTCTTTACTAATGTTATGTATATGTGCTTGTAAGTAGTCAGAGAACTCTTCATAGTTAACAGCTGATCTATTCACTAATACAGTAGTACTAGTTATACCTAATGTATCTTCAAGTACTAGACTACTATCCATATGCTCATATAGCATTATATAAGATTCTATATGCTCAGATAACAAACTGAACCCTATATCATATGGAGGTGTAGTACTTAAAAGATTACCCATATACCTTACCATAGATTTATTAAATTTTATGCCATTAAGAGTTATTGTTGTTTTACTATCTTTAATAGACTCAATAAAATCATCTAAGCTATGGATATACCTTTGGTAGCCATTTACCTCTATATACTCTCCGAACTTAACTAGTGGTAATACACTATCCCTACTATATATAGCTTCACTACCATACTTTAGCTCTCTAAGTGAATCATTAAACTCTTTTAGATACGGGTATTTATGTATATCTAATACCATAACAGAGGTTATCTTAAACTTATTAGTGTTCAAAATCATACCATCTTCTAATAACTTTACATTCATATTACTTCTTCCTTATGTGAAATAAACTCAACCCTCACTACCTTATTAATAATACTTATATTAGTAAGTACTACCTGCTCCTCTAGTTGGAATATCTTAAGTAGGAGATCGTAAACCTTTATATCAGTAGACTCTCTCTGATAGTGACCATAAAGCATGTGTTTGTATCTATCGAAATCAATAGCTAGCTGTAACTTGTACATGCTTCTAACTACATCTACTTTAGTAGGTGGCTTATCACATCTAACGAGTATAGCATATGCTCTATACTTCTTAACCATACTGATCCTTTCATTTTATTAAAACCATGTAATAAATGGTATATAACGGCATCCTAGCCTCCTGTTTTTTAAATTAGAGCTAATTAAATAATCTTAGTCTCGTATAAGTAATATATAGCTAAAAAAGAAATGAAAACTAAGCAGATGAAGCCTATGCTTCACCTACCTATATATTAAACTACTACTCCTAGATCATCATCTAGTTCAGATCTATCTAAAGACTCGATGTCTTCATAGTTAGTATGGCGCTTCTCTTCCATACTATCTAATGTCTCTTTAAGCTTTCTAACTTCAACATTCATGATACCAGTTCTTAAAAGTAGGTATAGAGGAAGCTCTTTAAAATACTCTTTAAAGTCATCAGCAGCTATACCTATCTTGTTATGTACTAATGGTATCTTAACATCTACAGACTCATCTTCACTTATAACTGTTCTGGCCATAACTGTTAATTTATCATCAAGACTACCTATAGCCACACCTAGTGTATATAAACCTGGATCAACATCCACAGATTTATAGTTAGATGCTCTAAAGAACAATCCCATATCTGTATTATCTATATTTTGTATAGAACCAGAAGTATACATAGCTAAGATAGATAACATCTTAAATACTCTATCGTTAACAGCTTTTTCAGTAGATGGGGTTGTATTACCATCTACAGTATTGCTATAATATATCATAGGTAAAGAAGCAGCACTTGGATTCTTTCTACCTTTCTTTACACTAACTATAGATTGGAATGTAGAGATAGTGTTAATAGTATTATGTAAACCTAATAGGTTACTACTATCACCAACAAGTGTTACTACTGTATTACAACCTTTAGCTAAAAGCTCTTTAGTTAGCAGTGGTGATATAAGACTACCACTTGCACCTGAACCAGAAGATATGACTACATAGTATACATGAGCATCATTAGTTAGTTTATCTACATACTCTTTGATGTTGGCATTAATATCCATAGTAGCTTCTTTGGAAGCTCTCTCTCCGCCCATACCATCTATAGAGTCAACACTAGCTCTTTTGCTTTTGATAAGAGTAAAATCTTCAGCTAGATCAGCGTGAGCTTGTATGGTCTTATCTGTAGTATCTATGTAACTATATTTGATCTTAGCGAAAGATCCTCCTAATTTCTCTAGCTCTGGTTTTATATCGGCTAAGAGATTGATACCGCAACCTCCAGTAGCTATTAAATGTAGTACACCTGTCATGTGTAGCTCCTTATGTTTATTTAATTTATTTTAAGCTCTAGGCTCATATTAGTAATATAAAGTCATAATCTCTATGGTTATCTACTTTTTATTATTTTCAAAATCCAATATCTCTAATAGTCTTTTAATACCTACTCTAGAAGGTTCTACATAGAACATGTCTTTATGGCCTAAGCATTTTAATACATTAGCTACAGCTTCACTACAGAACCACGCACCCTCTTCGTCTCTTACTGGTAATACAAATCCTGCTATGCCAAGTTTATCGTATCTCTTACCAACATAACCATCCACTATATGCATAGCTAATGCATATTGTTTATCTGTAACTTCTAGTTGCATGGTATCCCATTTATCATGGAAATACATCTTCTCTTCTAAATATATACCTGAATCTACTGGTAACGCCACTAGTGAGTTATATACACTAGGTTTAACTTCAAATCCTATCTCAACATGGCTATACTTAGTGCCTTGTTTCCAACCTATGATTTTACTTATTAAATCAGAGTCTTCTCTGATCTTTTTAAAAGCTATAGTTATATTTTTCATATTGATAAATCCTTCTCATCGTTATGTTTTTTATATCAGCATAATTAATAAAAAAATTACTAGCAGGCAAAACTACCTGCTAGTATGTGTTATAAGTTATCTATATCTATATCATTAGAAACTTTACTAGCTAAACCAGCACTATAGTATATAGGATCTGTTATAACAATTCTACCTGTTTTATTAAGCATGATGTTACCCATATGTAGATCTAGATTTATAGCTGCTGTATTAGGTAACCCATCTATAGTAGATCTAGCTAACATAAGGTCTGTTTTTAATAAGTCTAGGTTAGGGACATCTGATGCTAACATGATGTCTAACTGCACAGCAGCTGTAGAACTACCATACTCTTCTCTATGTCTAGTAACAGCAGCATCCATATCATCTACAAGTTTATTTAGTTGTTCACCAAGCTCACTCTTATAGCTTATATGTTTGCATCTCTCTACTTCTACCAGATATAGGAACTTAGTATCTGTAAGTTGTATCTTCTGTATATCGTATACTGTTATTTTATCATTAGCTAGAAGATAATTTAGCTTAACGGCATCTAGTGTTAGTGTTATGATAGTTTCACTTGTCTCTACAGGGATAAAGGCTATAGTAGATATACCAGTAGATATTGTTAAGTCATTGAAAGATCTTACTGTTAATGAACCATCTTTATATTCCACGTATAACCCATACTTATCCAATAGCTCATTTAGTGTAGAGAATATTTTATCTTCAGTGTTATTAAAGATATTAACTAACCAGTTAGAGAATAAAGAATCTTTAGTTATGAAGACATTTGGTTTTATAGCTGCTAATCTATTTTCAACTCCAACTCCGAATCTTGCCTGACTTACATAAAGCTCATTGTCTATAAGAGACGATAAGAGACTTGAAAGCTCATCCCGTATATTAAGGTTAGGTTTAAGTAGATCGTTAACTAGAGAGCCTAGTATGGAGTTGTATATACTCTTATTGATGATATCTATCTTATTATCTATAGCATCTAGTTGTTTTAATAGCCGTTTCTTCTCTTTAGTATCTAAAGATGTAGTTCTTATAACAGATATGATACCAGCTCTAAGATGTTCTACTCTAGTACCAAAATCACCATGTTCATCACCAGATGGATTCCTATTTTTAGTTACATTAGTTATATCAAATATGAAAACAGTTATCTTTACTAACATACTTATTACCACTAAAGAGATGGCTAAAGGCAGATCCACTAAAAGTACAGCCAAGATTAAGAAGGCTAAGTTGTCTAATGTAGTCATGGTTAAAAATAATATTGGGGCTCTAGATAGACCTAACTTTTCAGCATCTGTTAGCTTAACAAGTGTAGTAGTAAGGTCACCACTTAACCCGAACTTAGAAACGAAATCATCTGCTTCATATTCAGAATCAGTATCTACATCATCTCTACCATAGGCTAAGAATACTTTTTCCATATCATCATCTACTTTATCATATAACAATAGGCTAACATCTTTAGTATTATCTTTATCTTTCTTACTGATGCCTATGTACTTACATAGTTCGCCATATGGATCTATGGATAATAAAGCTTTTGATAAACTAGCTGTTTGTCTAGTAGTATTACTATACATCTCTATAAGAGTGAATACATGCCCTATCTCATGTAGTGTTATAACGGTGAAGTCTCTAGCCGTTAGCAATGGTATCATCTCAGGGTCTATGAGATATGTCATGACCCACGTATCTTTGAAGTTATGGAACTTAGCATTCTTAGTATCTATAAGAACTTCATTATCTTCTATATAGTAGGAAAACTCTTTTATCTGTTTTAAAGCTTTCTTAATATCTTTAGTAATTGACAAAGGTTTAGTTACTTTTAGGTCTTGATTAAAGATAGGTAATATAGCAAATGTAGAGTATGGTTTCATAGTGATATGGAAATTAAATCTATTATAGATGATAGTATCGAACTCCTCTTGTAGTTTAGTAAAAGAAGTATTGAACTCACTAGGTGTTATAATGTCTTTAATATAGAATTGCGTACAGAGTTTATGTAGCTTACCGAAGAAAGTTTCTATATGAGTTATGACCTCATCATTAAGTTGTGGCCTTATTAATGTTTCTATACCTGCTTTTATCATAATGTGTCCTTATTTTTTTATATTCAAAAAAAGAAAAGAGACAACGAGTATATACCCGCTATCTGTTTTTATATTTAAGCTTAATCTTGTTAACTAATAATGCTAAACAATATAATAAGTAAAGTACTACTATTATAGGCCATATCGCTATGGACATAAAAATAGCTACTAATAACATAATATTGGTTTCCATTAGAAATGTTAATAACGATCCTAGTGTTAACTCACTCTTAACCCAGCCCATCCTAGTATCATCATTGAAATCTCTAACACCTTTAGAGACCAAGATAGCTGCTATTATCACGCCTATTACGAAATACCACATTTATTTTCCTCTTTATCTATCCAAGCATTATAATTGTTTATATATGCTTTTTTAATCTCTACGGCTTTCTTATAACCAAAGTCTAAACTAGCTATATTAAAAGCTTTATTTTGTCCTATGGCTCTAGCTATAGAACCAGCTCTAAACCCCTCATAGTTTATAAGGTAACTAACGAACTTTCGTATATGGTTTTTGAACTCTTTTCTATCTTCTTTTGTAATAATATTATCACACATGAATATAAAATCCTATTGTCTTTTTTTTTAATGTAGTTTAATTACTACATCATTAATAACGTCCATTAAAGAGTTAGTTCTATCTTTGTTAGTTAGAGCTATAAATGTAGTCTTACCATCCATGTTAAGTACGATGCTACCATTAAAAAGCTTAAGGGTACCCATCTTACCATCTAACGATATTGAAATAACCTCACTTTCTGTAAATAAGGATAGTAGCACCATATCTTTATATTCCACATCGAATTCATCAAACATGTCATCCATGGTATCCTTGTTAGCATATGATAACAGGTGGTTGGCTAATGAGGCACTACTATGCTCCTCATAAGCTGCAAAATCATGCTCAGTATCTATTTTAAATAATACCTCTCTAATATTTTCTATATCCGATAATTTCATTTATTGTCCTTTTTAAATATTAACTCTTTAACATTTATTTGTATACGATTATACATTCTAAAAGTATTTACATCTAATGTAAATACCATCCTAATATTCTTTTGGTACTTTAAGTCATCAGAGAACTCTTCTATCTCACTAGACTTCACATGGTAGAATGCTGACATGATAGCAGTATCGTTAGTACCAACATTAACTTTAAGGCTAAGGTAATAACCATTGTTTTGGTATATCCTATACGATACGATACTGAAGTCTCCTGCGAACGTTGGTAAAGGGAAGCCTATGCCGTAAGGTGACATGCTATCAATATCAGCCATATTAGTTATGATCTTCTTAACACTGAATATATAATCTTCTACATCAGTGTATTCTATTTTCTTAACCTCATGCTTATCTACCTCTGCTTTAAAGGTAGTATAAAACTTCTTAAGATCAGGAAGTATCTTCACTCCTACTGCTTTCTCATGCCCACCATAAGAGATCATGATATCAGTAGCATCATTAACACCATCTAGTATTTCTTTTAGATTAATGTTTTCATCCTGAGATCTACCAGAACCTATATATACTTCCCCAGTAGGTAAACTTACTTTACTGAAAACTATAACAGCTTTAAAGTTATCTTCATACATAACATTATTAGCAACGATGCCTTGTATGCCATTTATGTCATCAATAACCATTACCTTTATAGCACCATCAGAGAACTCTTCTTTCTTAGTAGATTTAAAAGCTTTCTTCTGTTTATCTTTTCTAGTATTATTGATAACAGAGATATCTTTATGGTACTGTTCAGCTACATCAGCATTACCAGATGTTAATAACTCGAATGATATCCTAGGATTAGATATCCTACCTGGAGAGTTAAGCATAGAGATAACATTATAGCTTAATGTGGTTTCTGTTATAAGATATCCATTACTTATCTCTTTAATAATATAAGCCCAGAAAGGATCATGTTCTATATCTTTACGATTAAGTTCTACTAGCATATATTTAACAACTTTTCTGTTTATATAGTGTTTAAGATCCATACAATCAGATATGACTGTCATACCTACATATAAGAGTTTATAGTAGATAACTTTTTTAGCTTCCTCTGTTATAACATCATGCATAGTCAAGTATGCATGTAGTAGTGTGTAGTATGCTATATGTGTACCAGTTAGATATTTAAAATCATTATCATATCTTTGTGGGTTAACTAATGCATCTGCACTATTAGGGAACTCATCTTCAGAGAAGAGGTGGTGATCTGTAACGATGATCTTCATGTCTGTCTCTTCTTTAAGTACCTTATAAGACTCTTCATCATGACTACCAGCATCACTAGTTATGAACAACCCTATCTTCTTAACTTTATTGTACTCGATAAGTCTCTTAGTGATGGTCTTATTGATACCGTTACCAAAATCTCTCTTGTTGATAATATATTCTACATTCTCATACTTGAAAAGATCATGGAATAAATAGTACAATATAGCACCACTTGTGACACCATCTACATCATAATCACTTACTACTACTATATGCTCATTAGCATTTATAGCATTTACCAATAACTCAGTACTGGTCTTGATGATAGGAAGATGTTGCTCTATAAACTCTTTACTTAGTATATCATCTAGTGTATATTTTAAGTTCTTATCTAACTCTTCAGTATCTTTATATCTGTTAGCTAGGATACTTTGTTGCATCCTGGACTTATAGGTAGTTTTAGCCATGCCTAACAACTCTTTACTAGGCTCCATGATACGTATGTTATCTTTTAAAAGATCTTTTTTTATGTCATCAAAAGTCAGTCTACTCCCATTTTTAGTTTCTATCATTTTTTCTTTCCTTATATTACGACTTCATCAATAACTTGTACTGCTTCCGTTCCTCATCTGATAATGTATATGCATTAGTAGTTTTAGTACATGCAACTTGAACCATTACCTTGCTTGTAGCGAAATCATTTAATTTTTCACTAACTATGTTTTTAATAATTGCTTTAGTCTTATCATCCAGACTCATATCGAATTTAAACTTCAAGACGTTCTTACTTCTAGTATAAACAACATCAGATATTAGCTCATTACTGATGCTAAATAATAGAGACGATACTAACTCACCTGTTATGTTTTGTAAATTACGTACTACTACTTCTGTGTCGTTTATGACTATCTTATGCTCTTGCATACCTGTCTCCTATATTATTATTTAAGCTAAGACATTAACGACTTAGACTCATATTAGTAATATAAAGTCATAAAACAAATGAATAACTAAATTGAATAAAGATACATAAGGAAATAGCATGTATAACGATATTAAAAAGTTTTTTAATAAGAATGTAAATGGCATAGAACCAAGTATTAAACTAACTAAGAAATTAAAAAATTTCAGACTCTCTTGGAGTACTAAAGATGATAACTATCTAGACTTCTTAGGTTCGCACCTACTAGGTGTATATCCTATCAAGTTCTCTAAGCGAGATGATGGCATGCTGATGAATGAGACATTGGGTATGAGCGACTATGAAGATCTACAGAAAGAGATCTATAGGGTTAAAGGAGTAGAGAAAAACTTTAACATAGGTAGTAACATCATATACCAGACATTACTTTATATAGCACATAGCTATAGCATATCTAAATCTTTGAATAGAGATGAAAGAGAAGCTGGTATGATTGAAGTATGTCTTATAATACAGTATAGGATGTTCACTTCTTTACATACTAGGTATTTTAGCTACTATGTTCCTGAACACATAGCTAGTAGTGTATATAATAAGCTAAGTAATAAATTCTTAATAAAACGACTAGGTAGCTGGCAAGATGTATTCTTACATAGAACTAATATGTGTTTAGATAAATCAGTACCTATTAATAGTAGGATCAAGAGCTATAACACTAAAGATAGTTTAGATGCATTGTCTAATATACAGACTAATATAAGAGAGCAGATAAAAGTTATCTACGGCATGCTAATAGACGTCATAGAAAATGATGATATCATACAGCAAGATAAAGCTACTTTTATAGGTGGCGAAAATAATACAGTACAGCTCAAAGATAGTGATATTAACATCTATAAGATCATAGGTAACATGAAGTCTATAGCTACTAATAGTAATGACTTCATAGATAGGGATACCATACTCATAGTTATAAGTCTCTATAACAAGATAAAGTTCGATGAGTTCCATAGTATATTAAAGAATGTATCTGATGTAGACAAGGTAGAAGTTAAAGAAGTAGAAGCTATAGTAGAGAAGGTATTACTGATAAGCTATACCTACCTATCTAAAATCAATCTGAATATAGAGAAGAGAGAGAATATACCTAAAGCTATAACTGCTGTTAGGTATTACTTCTCCAGTAGTAAGGTTAATAATGAGGATATAGTAGAGGTTAAAAAAGAAATTAAGAAATTAGTATTAAAACATACAAAGATAAAAACTAAGTGGTTGGTATCTAGCTATATATTAGCATATATAGTATATGTATTTATAAGGAGTCTGAAGTGATGGATAAGTTTAGCTTAAGAAACATAAAAGGTGTTATTAAGAGTGACGATAATCCCACTACCACAACTAACCTATCAGAAGGCACTATATGGGAGAATATAACTACAGGTGAGTTATTTCTATCTATAGATGGTACTACTGATAAGAATGTTTGGCAAGGTCAATTGGGTACCAGAATTATGCCAGTACCAGACTCACTAGATCCATTTGGGGATGGTAGTGGTGTAGCCACATTCCTATTTGATGGAGATGCTAATGATGTTGGTGGTATTTATGATGGTACTATAACAGATGCAGTAAGATGGGTTAATGGGGTGCATGGTCAAGCTGTTAAGTCTAGGAATAATAGTTCACATATATCTATACCTCTTAACTACGATAAAGATGTTATAACATTCTCTTTTTTTGCTAAATGGTCAGGTACATCATCGGTTATGCCTCTTGGGTTCGATCTATATGACATATACTTAACTGGTGGTAAGTTAGGTTTTAATACTGCTAATGGCGATCTTTATGGTATAGATAACCCCATAACACAAAATAATTTCATACACTTAGTTATGGAGATGCATGAGGGAGATTATACTAACAATAAGATATGGGTAGATGGTCAACCACAAACTCTTAGCCAGAGAGATTCTAGTCAGACTCCTGGTAATGCTATAATAAAAAATACTGACCTTAATATATTTGGGTGGGGTGCCGATAGTGGTTATAGGAAGTTTGGTTCTATAGATGTACTACATATATTTAACAGAGCTTTAACTGATGCCGAGGCTCGGCAATTAGCTAACGAATAAGGATTATGATATGGTTTTTAGGGTAAAAGATACTCTTCTTTATAGAGTTAAGATAAACATAGCTAATGAGGATTTATTCATAGGTGTTAACAATAATGATTATAATAGTTTTATTATAGTAGCTGAAGAAGATCTACCTACTACTAGTATAAATGCTAGTGAAGTTTTTTATAAGTATGATGCTAATAATGTTATAGTTGTTGATGAATATAGAACTAATGCTAAATATGAAGAAGATGTGGCAGAGGAGAAACTAGCTTTATTTACAGAGTTACAGAATGTGTGTGATTTTAAAACACAAGAAGTACTTAACTTTCTAGCTGGTCAGAATGTTACTACTTTACAGATAGATAGATATAGCCAAAAAGCAGCTATGGCAAAAGCTTATAAAGCTGATAATGTTTCTTATAAAGATGAGCTATCTACAGAAGCAACATTAGTAGGACTTAGTGTGGATGACTTGGCTAGTCTTATCATACAACTTTCTGATGCATCTAACACCAAGACAAGGGCATCTAACTCATTGATAGAAGCTTTTAGAGTTAAGACTAAGTACTATATAGTAAATAATGATTTTCTAGATGCTAGAAAAGCCATATATGCATTTAAAGCATTACCAGATACTTTTACTGCTGATGATATAACTAATATTTTTAAGTAAAAAAAGAGAAAGGATAGTATTAAGCTATCCTTTCTCTGACTATGACCATCCATGTAGCCTATATAGTCGATAGGACTATATGTGTGATCGACCTTATCTAGCTGCAAACGTTTTCTTAATTCCTTAGTAATACCATAACTAGTCTTACCTATAAGTACTTCATCTACAAATATAGATCTAATGGCTTTTTCAGACCATGCTTTTATAACTAGCGATATGTTATCTAACTGGACATCAGAAAGTCCCTTAGACTCTACTGAATCTAATGTTAAATGACCACTCTCCTTTAAGCTCTTTTTAATGTATACCTGCTACTCTTAACACTAAAATTACCAGACATGTGTCTAGCCAACTCTTGTAGTATTACTCTGCTACGCCCTTTTATATAAAAATTAACTACACTGTTTTTTATCTACTATTATACTAATGGTATTTTTATATCTCTACCCATATCTTCTAATATAGGCAATGGTAGTATAGTAGTAATATGTCTAGCTAATGATCGTATCTGATACCAAGCCGAATCGTTTAATCTAAGCTGTAAAAAGTTAGCTAACCCACTGTATGTAAAAGAGAGTACTAATTCTGTCCTATAAGCCTCAGGCATGGCTGTCTTAATCTTATCTATGCTCTTACCAGAATTAACAAGTCGCCTTAGGTTCTCTAATGCTAATATAGCTGCTCTATCAACATCATCATGACCAGTAAAGACTAAATACTCGTTAGCCCTAGCTTTCTGTTCTTTAGTTATTAAGAATAGAAATTTAAACTGCTTCTCGTGCTTAAGTTCATTAAGTGTGTATCTACTACTCTTAACACTAAGGTTAGCTGATCTATGTCTAGCTAGTTCTTGAAGAACAGCCCTACTACATCCTTTTATATGGAAGTTAAAAGAAGCATTTTCTTTAGAAGCTGTTGTATAGGTATGGTGACTATCAGAAAGTAAATTTATAGTAGTACCATAATTATCTTTGATATGTATACTAGGGGATGGGGTGTTAAGTCCCATAACTTCATATGGCTTGTTAGTTACTAGAAAAAGATACTCTTCTGGTAGTAATGCCTCATAATCTATATCCGTAAATCTCATATCTCCCAAAGCTCTCATGTTAGTAGTTATAACCCATGTGCCATTGGTAGGTGTTGCTATAGAGAAATTATTATCCCTAAATACTGAAGCTATCGCGTAGTCGTGCGTAGTAAATATAATGTGTATGTGTTCTATAGTACTTCTATGTTTAAATTTATTAGCTATTCTATCCATCCTCTTAATATCACATACTGGCTTTTGTTTATCCCAACAAACACCTATAGCCATATCAGCTACCCATAATGGTGTTATGTATATTAACTCCACATTATTCTTATTAATATTCATTCTTACATCCTTAATAATATATTCATTTAAACCTATGTAGCTTATAAAGTATATGGCAGCCTTATATAACATGATAAAAAGCCATCTTAGAGATAAGAAGGTTATAAGGAATATTAATGATATTATTTAAAACTGACTGGGTTAAGGAAGAGAACTTTGGTGCCATCATAGACACTAAAACAAATAACAAGAGCTTCCTAAGAGTAGCTGGATTACTAAAGTCTATGAATGTAGAGAACCATGCATTTATGTTATCTTTACTAAATCCTGAGTTACAAGGTGTAGACCCCTATAGTGAGGGCTTAACTTCTGAACAGCAGGAAGCTATAGCTGTCGAGTGTTACCTTAATCCTTGGTATTTTTTTAGAGAGGTATTTAGGATACCACCAACATCTGGTAGCACACCTATCATGCTTAGAGCTAATAGAGCCAATATAGCTTACATATGGCTAACACTAAATCACATAACATCTTATCTCATACAACCTCGTCAGACAGGTAAAAGTTTGAACTTAACTTCTATGCTAACTTATACTACTGGTATAAAAGCAAGCCATATCAATGCTGGTGTATTAACAAAAGATGATAAACTAAGGATCAAGACTTCTTTAGATATAAAAGACCAACTTGAAACATTGCCAGGCTTTCTAAGATTACTAGGTAAAAAAGATCTTAAGAACTCTGAAAGGATAACAGTTAAGAATCTTAATAATGCTATAACACTAGTAGTAGCACAGAAAGATAAAAAGGCTGCTGATAACCTAGGAAGAGGTGATACTAAACCTGTATGGGTCATAGACGAGTTAGCTTATCTATACAACCTAAAGATAACACTACCTGTTTTATTATCTTCTACTACAGCTGCTAGAGAACAAGCTAAAGAAGAGAACCAAGCTTACTTCACATCATTCGCTACTACTCCTGGTAAACTTAACTCTGAAGAAGGAGCTTTTGCATATGAGGTATATAACTCAGCGCTAAGGTTCAATGAGAAGTATTATGATGTAAAAGATGAAGATACCATCATGGAGATAGTTAGGAAGAATAGTGGTAAGTTCAAAGTTATGTTATTGGAGTTCAGTCATAGACAGCTAGGTTTCCCAGATGAGTGGATCAGGAAGCGTATGGAAGTCGCTATGGTAGATGGTGAGAGTGCTGAGAATGAGTTCTTATTAAAATGGATGGTTGGTAATACTTCTAGTCCGATACCTAAGAAACTATTAGAAGTTATAGTAGCTTCTAAGAAAACAGAATTTAATCCATTTATAAGTAAATATGGATATGTCTTAAAATGGTATGTTAACAATAAAGAATTAAACCAGTTAAAGAAACATGGCTTCATTATCATAGGACTTGATACTTCTGATGCGCTGGGAGGTGAGAATGATGGTATAGGTCTTACTATAAGAGATGTTACTACAGGTGCTATAGTAGGGGCTGCTAATGTTAATGAAACCAACCTAGCCACTTATGCAGATTTTCTAGTAGAGTTATTAGAGGAGTTCCCTAATAGCATACTAGTACCAGAGAGAAGATCATCTGCTATGGCTATCATGGATAATATGTTCAGGATCATGCTAATAAAAGGTATGAACCCATTTAAGAGGATATTTAACTGGGTTATACAAGATACTATAAAATATAAAGAAGTATTACCATATACAGTTAAGACTAAATCTATAACCATAGAGATACTAAATAAATATAAGAAACTATTTGGTTTTGCTACTTCAGGTGCTGGTGAGACTAGTAGGAGTTTACTATATGGTAATGTATTCAGATCTATGATAAGATATACTGCTGATAAGACTAATGATCCAGAGCTTATCAATCAGCTATCTGGGTTAAGGATAGTTAACAACAGGATAGATCACGCTGCTAATGGGCATGATGATATGGTCATAGCATCATTGTTAAGTATGTGGTTCCTATCTTATAGTAAGAATAAGAAACTCTATGGTATCAAGACTGAGAATGTATTAAGTATGGTTGTTGATAATGAACTGCTTAATGAGAATGATGATAAGATAGATAAGAAGAAAGTAGAGGAACAGAAGAGGATAAAGAGCTCTATAGAATCCCTTAGCAATAGACTTAAGATAACTACTAATGTCATGGTAGGCTCACAGCTGTTTAATAGGATACAAGCGCTGAAAGAGAAGATAGATCCTAGTATCATCAAGAACTTCTCCATAGATGCCTTATTGGATAATATTAAGATAGTAACTAAAATAAAAAAGTTACATAATAAATAAATAGAATATATACATAGGATACTTTTGTATCCTATGTATGGTTATCTTTTATAAGTTTCTATAGCAGCTTTAGCTATAGGTGATACTCTTAACTTCATTGGTTCCATACCATTAGCAACAGCATGCTTAAGTAGTGTATGTTTAACATCTTCAAAGTTGAATATTTCTGAAAATATCTTTTTACCATGTTCACTACTTATCTTATTTATTTCAGCTTTGATTACTATAAGAGTTCTAACCTTCATAGTGTACTTACAAGTTATGAGATAGTTACCTATAGCATACTTAACTTCATATGTTTCTTGTTTTTCTTTACCCACTTTACCTTCCTTGTTGTTTTTTTTTCATTAAAAAATAATATGTAATAAAAACATATGGAGATACATCCACATGCTTTTAGATATTACCAGTTATATAAGATAGGCTTCTCAGCTTTCTCTTTCTCTTCTAGACCTTGTAGTATTTTCTCTACATCTTCTTGATGTTCAGTACCACTAGACACTAACTCTTTTAGTTTAGGGATACAAGAACCATTTAAACATAGTACTCCAGAGTCATCTTGTACATGATTACTATTCTCTATACCACTAGCCGCCCATGACGTAGCACCTTTAACACCGTTCTCAAAAACGAAGTCCCAAGTAGATATCTCTAGTACATTACGAACCATAGTAGCACCTATGCGTTTCTCTATAACGGCACTTCTGATACTGAAAGGAACATTCTCATCAGGGTTCTCTAAAGCTGACTTCAAGACCTCTGCTTTAGCACCAGATGGTTTAACCCAACCTTCTACTCTATAAATAGGATATCCAGACCAACCTGGCTCATATGTTTTAGTATCTATGAACTCGATACCTTTAATATGCCCACATACGTTATTAAGATCTATAGTAAGGATCTTGCTTAATAATGCATTACCAGATAGCCCTGTGAAGTCTGGATGGTTAACTTCTGCTTTTAATACACCATTAGATATTCTCTCACCAACTATACTCTTAGGACCAGTTAGTCTGTTAATATCATCTACTCTATAGAATACACCATTAGAGTTATACGCATTTAAAGCTCCAAATACCATCTTGTGGTAACCATTCTCATCTACTACTATACCACTCTTACCAGAGTTAGCTTTTTTACTTTCTAAAATTACATCTGCCACTTTATCATCCTTTATTTTATTTATTCATCTCATGGTTAGAAAACTTATCCTTAAGATAGTAAACTAATGTTCTAAAGTTTTCAAAATCATACTTGGTACACTTCTGTCTAAAACTTCTCTTAAAGTTACAATGGAACTGAGTATGACAATCGCTACATAATGTAACACCATTTTTAATATCAAAATGCTCATCTGGGAAATATGAAGCTGAGTTCATATGGTGTGCTTCTCTCCCTTGTCTACTGCCGCATATCTGACAAACTTTGTCTCTTCTTATAACAGTAGTTCTCCAGATACGATACTCTTTACTATGTCGCCAATGTTGCTTACTCTTAGAATAGCTCATAAGTTTTCCTTTATATTTAATTCAAAAGAAAAAAAGCTATGGGTTACCATAGCCTAGTCTAAAATACTATCAAACATATAAGGATGCTTAAGATTAAAAATCTTGATAGCTTTTATACGATTATATATCCTATTAGCATAGTAGTAATTAGGTATAGTACCGCCATTATAAGAGCCCCATGCTTTAACATAGTCACCCTTATATCTTTTTACCCAGTATTTCATAAGTGTTAAACCTATATGTAACGCGTATGCGTCATTACGCATTAGTTTAGTAGCTAATGCTACTTTAGAATACAAGTTAACTTTTATACGATTATTCCTCATATAAGATTTTATATTAATACCTACTATACCATAATCTCCAGTTAAGTTAAAAATATACTTACCAGCAGTAGACTCCTCCATACATACAGCAGCCATCGTATAGCTAAGATCGTCTGATCTACTTGCCTGATACACAAACTCCATGATATCTAACTGATTAGCACTATAATGCTCCAGTTCATTAAGATACTTACTAACAAGAGCCTTATCATATTTTACTAAACTTTTATTGTTACTCTTAGCGTATGATGTTGTTACCACCATAGCTAAGATACCTATCATCCATATCATCTTCTTCATGTCTACTCCTATTATATCAAACCTTACTTACTTCTATATCATGTCTGAGTAGTAAGGCTATACCATCTTCATTTTTATAAGCTTCTTTATACACTACTCTACTTATACCAGACTGTACTATGAGCTTAGCACAAGTGATACATGGTGATGTTGTAACATAGAGTATTGTACCAGTTATGGGTATACCATACTTAGCAGCATATACTATGGCATTCTGTTCAGCATGTAAAGTCTCATCTTTAGTAGCTAAGAACTCTTCTTCATATTCATGCAGATAAACATCACTGTAGTTATGTGTAGTACCACATTCACATGTTACCTGATGTACATCTTCATACTCATCGAACATATGATCTATATTATGTTTCTTACCACAGCTAGCACACTCTATAACATGTTCTTCACAGTCATTACTACTACCTTTTGTAGTTCCATTATAACCTATGGATACGATCCTGTTATCTTTAGCTATAACAGAACCAACTTGTCTTCTCCTACAGTATGATTGTTTAGACCATAATATAGCCGTATCCATCATAACCTTATCGTACTTCTCACACATCGTTATCATCCCTGTATGTACTATATGGAACTAGGTCTACTAGATCCGTATGCATGATGACATCTTTAGCATTATCTGTTATGGTAGTATTAAGGTCATGTATGAAATCTATTATCTTAGCATATTTATACTTTACCATATCTTTAGGTATAGCCACACAAGATTTATGTGCTGCTATGAACCTAGGACTAGTAGCAGTGTTGTATCTACCTAGTAGATCTCTGTATATATAATAGTAATCATTATCTTTCATATTTAATTCCTTGCCGTTATTACTAACATGACTGCTATGCTTATTATAGTAAGTGATGCTATTATTGGTACTAGTGTTTCCATTGTCTTATCCTGTTGTTGTATTAGAGTTAGAGTATAGCTCTAGTCTCATATAAGTAATATAAGGTTATACTAGTTATGATACTAGTTACTAATATAGGATATATTATTTTATATGTTAGTATATAATGACTATAGTAATAATATTATTAATGTGACTATACCATCAGATAGTTAGTCAGACAGCTGATGGGGGGACATAGGTATGAGCCAGAGGACCCGAACGAAGTGAGACTCGTGAACCCCGACCGGAACCCCAAAGGTGGAGGAAGGATAGGAGCAGCACTAGCTAAAATATAATTATATAAGAGGCTTCGCCTCTTATATTTATTTATTTATTTATTTTCAATTTAATAGGATACTAGGATAATTTTATCCTAGTCTTCTAATTACCTGATTTTAATAAAAATTAAAATCTTAAGCTGATAAAGCTTAAGAAGCCTTTATAGCTTATATATTAGCAATTTTAGCTAGTATCTCTAGTAGAAGATAGAGATATAATAGTAGTAATAATATTACCATATAGAGATATTATAGAGATACTATAACAGTAACTTAAGCTGATAAAGCTTAAGTAGATAGTAGCTCTTACAGTATCTTAATGGCAGATATCTTAACCAAGATATGATGGTGTTGCTCTTGACAGTATATGACTGTGCGATTCGTGTTATGGTGATACATATGTGTTATGATGTGTATAAGGTATGTAGAAGAGCTAGATATGATATATGAGTATGAATGTTAGGGTTGATGGAGATAAGAGCTTCTGAGGCTTATATGAGAGAAAAGAAAAAATAGGTATATAGGACAGGCTTAGTTGCTTGTCCTATAAAGGTTGTCACCATATACCATTAGCTTCTACAGATATAGCTATGATCTTTTCATTTATTTTTTTAGCATCTTATACTTCTATATACGCTATTGTTAATCTTCATATTGTTTTCCTTATTTGTGTCTGATATTAAAAATACCAGCTTATTATCCATATGTGTTACAACTACTTATCTAGATGTTGTCTTACTCTATCTAAGTTAAAAGTCTGGTCTATACACTATTCAACTAGCATCGTATTCACTAGACCATCATATGTTCCTTTTGCTTCTATCCCCATAACACTCTGCTGTTATTGTATTACCAGATGTTGTTTCTAGTAGTGAATCTTTTACTAGCCTGCAAAGGCACCTCTGGGTCGCATGTATCAGTTAGTTTATAAAACGTACATGTGTGTACATAAGTATCTTCGTAATACCAAGCTAGCCATATGTAATTGTATCGGTAATCCTTATTACGCATGTTCCAAACTTTAGTTGGTAACCAAGCGAATCTTTGTTTAAGCATATCATAATCCCATATCTAAAAATACATAGCTAGATTGCTATGTTTGATGACATATTTAGCATCATCTGTTAGCTTAGTGTTTAAAGCATAAATGAAATCTGTATATGTTAAGAACTTAATATTAATAAGCTTCTTATTTACCTTAGCAGACTTCTTAAACTTCTGTCTCAGATGTTCTGTAGGTACAGGTCTATATTTCCATACCTTTTGTTTATAAACAAATATATTCTCATACTCATCTATATTGGAACTACTAGATAGTAGTTCTGCTCTAGTTAGCATGTTAACTTACTTTGTTTTTATAGGATGTTTTTTATCCTTAGATAGCTCTATATATTCATTCATGGGTATTTTCTTACTACCATGATAATATCCGCTATTAAGGATATAGAGTTCATTTCCATCTAGGTCGTTAATATCTACAGATTGGAACTCTTGTTCAGCATGTACCCAACCAGCTTCTATCTTAGTTACTGGTTCTAAAGTTTCTTCATCAGTACCCATGACTTCATCAACCGTTTTTTCAACATCTTCTTGTTTAGCTGGTTGGTTATTATATTTAATAATGTAATCGTTATACTCGTCAGTAGTTATCGCAGTAGTACCACGGTAGCATATACCATCTAAAATATATAACTCTCTATCACATACATTAGCAACATCTATGGGTAAGAATCTCTGTTCAGCATGTACCCATGCTAACTTCATAACATTTACTATAGGCACGAACGCCTTTTTACTATATGGGTCATCAGGATCCAATGGTGTCCGTAAGGCATACTCAGAATCTCCAAAATAGTCATCTACTAGTTTCTTTATATCTGAAACCAACACTCTCCCATTTATTTCATTAGGCAATAAAACCCTATTTAAAATTAAATCTCCAAAAGCCATACAAGCCCTCCTATGTTTTTTTATTTACCTTGTTAAGGCATATAAGTAATATAAGGCTATATTTATATGGAGACTCATATATGATATCTTAATGCCTAGTTGTTTTGAATAAATCAATAAGGAATCATAATGGAAAGTTTAGACATAACTAAGTTTAAAAGAAATCCTAAATTTATGGATAAGTATACAATTACTAAAGGTAATAATGTTACAGCTAAAGAAGAGTTGTATTATTTATTCCCAGATAAGTTCCTAGATAAGAACCTAGCTGTTATAGATGTTACCTCTACACTTTTAGCATGTATGGCTATATGTAATAATAAAGATGAGTATGCCGTATTAAATCTACCTTGTAAGATCAAGGTTAGCCCTTCTAGTACAGAAGAGGTTATGATAGGGGATGTGCTTTATCAGAAGGTAGTCATGGATGAAGGTGATCTTATTATAGATGACTTAAAGTACGTTAAGAATGGTAACATGGTTTATCATGTATTTGAATACTTCGTTATACAAGGTAAGATCCCTTGGTATCTAGAGTATGAAGATGTATTCGAGTTGTTTAACAACATACCTGAGTATACGGCTACTTCTGTTGGTAAGGATCCATTGGTATTCGAGATATTAACTTCTATCATAACTAGAACTCAAAAAGATATCAAGATCTCTTATAGGAATGCTATCAATACTGAAGCTGATAAGATTAATACTAAAGCTAGATATATAGGTCTTATGGATATTTGGTATACATTTAAATCTACACTATCTAAGATAGCTGGAAGTTATATGAAAGATGGTATAGTAAGTTCTATAGTAAATGGTCCTGGTAAAGAAGCCACTGACTTAGAGAAGATCATAAGGAGTTAATTTTTATCTATATATACTTATAATGACCATGTAGTTAAAAAACCTCTTTAAAATCATCTATACCTGATTTTAGTTTATATTTTCTCACTCCTTAAACTGTATCTATAAAAAACTATGACATCCTTTTATAACTACATCATAACTCATGGTTGAACAAATTTCATATACTACTAGGAATAATATTCCTAGTAGTATATGTTTGCTTTTAAGCTATTTCAGTTTGTCCTATTAAGTATAATAAGATAAGTCTTAATGTAGCATAACCAGCTAATGGTTTAACATCATCTGTATCTAATAACTCTTTAGCTTCTCTAACCCCTTCAGCGAAGATCTTGAAGTTAGTATTACTAGAGATGAAGTTCTCTACGATATACATAGTTGTGTTATAAGTATCATATAGGTCAGATATCTTACAGCCGTTGATATAAGCTTCAGCTTCTGCTCTGATAGTATCATCTTTATAACTCATGACTCTATCTAAAGCTATAAGGTAATACGCTCTTAAAGAGCTAGCGGCTTCGTTTCTGTTCTTAAGGATATAAGCATTTTGTATAGAGTTTCTTAATGAGTCATAAGAGGGCTTGTTAACTATTAAGTCATCATTCTTAATATAAAGGGGTTTGAACATATTAGGAATATTATTTTCATAAACATTGAACTCTGTAAAGATAGCACCTAAGATAGTCTTCATGCTACCATTAGAACTACTCATATACTCACTGAAGTTATCTTCTATAGCATATACGATATACTTATCTTCTTTAACTTCTATAGCAGATACTACTAACTTGTTTCTAAGGCTTACCGTATACTGGTTCTTGATTCTCTTATATGTATCTATCACATAGTTAAGAGCAGCATCTATGTTACTGTATTCAGCCTCACCTTTATTAGCAGATAATAGTTTATCTCTAAATATAATAACTAAACCAACTGCAGCATTGATGTCTTTGATTCTGAGATCAGAAAGTCTAGATTTAAAGCTACCAACACTAGTACTAGCAAGTAAATTATTCATAGTAGCTATAGTATCATCGCCAAGAGCTTTAAACGCTTCATCAGCTAAGAGTTTTACTTCTAAGTCATTCTTAACTTCATAGATGCTGTTAGACATATTAGTAGGTAAGATACCAGTATCTGTTTCATTAAGAGATTTATTCAACCAGCTTTTTTCATCTAAGATGTCTGCAAGGTCAACTTCTTTAATAAGCTGTACAGCAAAGCTATTCTCTACGATAGGTTCTTTCTCTAGAGTCTTGAGCATATCTTCTAGATAAGTGTTATAATTCTTAGCCATGAACGAGTAGTTATTTTTATAAGTATCTATCTCTAAAGAAATTCTCTTAGAGATGTTCTCAAGAACTTCATTATTAAACTGTGAGATACCAAATTTATCGAAAGACTCATTACTAGAGTTAGAGATTAAGTTAACCCAACTGTTGTTTAAAGGCCTGATAAAACCTTTTACATCTTTATGAGCGGCAAGGGCTTCTTGGTACATAAGCTTATATCTATTACTTAAGATAGCCTCTCCAACGATCTGTATACGGTTAGCCGCGTATGACTTGTCTATATTGTCATTACTAACCTTACGTATGATAGCATTAGCTATGTTTATTAGTTTAGTAGCCATGACATCATTTTCTTTTCTGAGAATCATTACCTATCCTTTATGTTTGTTTTTTAATTTTCAAAATATGTCACATACACGGCATATAAAGAAAAAAATAAATATGCCTATAGGGGATATAACCCTATAAGCTTTTAAACGGTTCTGTTTTTAGAAGATCTAAAACATCATCGATATCAGTCATAGCGTCGAAAGAGAGCTCGCTATTAGCTAATGCTAGTCTGATATCTTCCTCTTTAAAATAGCCTAGCAATGTTTTAACTACATCTACATCCTCTGCTAACCGATTAACATCATCTAAGATATCATAGTCACCTATATTACTCACATCTATACTAGCTTTCTTAAGCATCTCGTTAATACTTAAAATTTCTTTAGCTATTGTTGCTAACGCATCTAGTGTTTTTTCGTTCATCATGAACTCCTGTTATATTTATTTACCTGTTATGGCATATTAGTAATATATATGTGAGATTATTTAGAAACTAAGCCTGAGTCTAGATTCTAAGTTCTATTTAAAATAAATATCTACAGCATTATCAGTTATCTTCTTAAGTACGGATGCAGTAGTACCCATGTTATAAGCACTATTGACGATACGAGCATATATACCTTTAAGACTAAATAAAGCATCTATTTCAGTACCATCGTCAGATAGTATAGGATCTTTATATATACTAGCTACGGTAGACTTTAGCTGTGCTGATATGATACCCTTATCTGCTACATGTAACCCAGAGTTGATCTCTATGTAGAATTTTATATGTACTTTACCCTCGCCAAGAGGTTTACCGTTTATACTATATCCACTACTAACTCTTCCTGACTTACCTTCCATATAAGGTTCACTAGTAGCTACTAGTTTCTTAAGACTTCTACTAAGCTCTTTAGGTTCGCAATTATAATAGACTTTAAGCTTAATGAGTTTACCTTTATACTTAGCTTTAGGAGTACTCTTAACGAATCCTTGTAAAAGATCTAGAGTCTCTTCACTCATAACACCATCTTCATTAAGTCCAGTCGTTATCATAAATAGAGGATCAGTAGGAGTAACTTTAATGCCCATATCTAGAACACCTTTAATAGATTCAGTGTTATCTAATGTAAGGTCTCTTATCTTAACGTGTGTTATAGAACTAGCTTCAGCAAGTTTCTCACTTACCATAAGCGAATCTTCATCAGTTTCACTAGTTTCCATTAAGCCTACCATGGCATTAGTACTAGCCCTATATACAATTCTTCTTCTATTAAACATATCTGTATCGAAGAATGAAATATCATAATAGACGATATCATCTTTAACTAACTTATCTTTCTCTTTAAGACTAGTGGCCATCCTATGCATGAACGAGCTATTAGACTCCTCTTTAGAAGTCCAGTCTTTAAAAGTATAAGTCTTCTTACCTAGTTTTTTATATTGTATAGTTACAGAGTTTTTAGTTACTCTAGTTACAACTCCATCATCTTCAGCAGCTACTACATATTTAGAACCTACTTTATAAGGAACTACAGCTTCATAACCAGTTCTTACTGGATATACTTCAGCGTTATCTATGGGAACAAGATGACTATTTTGTATATTCATATACAGAACCCTCTTAGGATCATCTGCAGTTGCGAATGGCACTAGCATAGCTGATGTACTTAAAACATTACTCCAGTTAAGTTTACCATCTTCATTCTTAGTACCTCTAGCATTAGCAAATTTAGGGTTAGCAGAAAGATAAGCTGTTATACCTACATCACTACTATCTTTAGAAGATTCACTCATGATACCAACATCATCTTCATGCATGGCTCTATCTTTACCAACTAAAGATTCTTTACTTCTACCACCAGCACCTAATAGTGTAGTATCTTCACTCTGTTTTAGATCCGCTATAGGGTTTAAGTCATCTACTAATACTCCAGAGCTATCTTCATTAAGACTCCTCCATACATCATATGGATCTACTACCATCTTACCCCTACCAAAACTATCACCACTTATCTTCTTCTTAACTGCTGATACTAATGTTTTATAAACTAACTGAGGTATCCTATCATAGCCTTTAATAACAAACCCTTTGAAGCTATTAGGATGTTTATAGTTATCATCCACTAACATCTCAGCAGCCCTAACTAACAGACCAACAAAAGTAGTAGGTTCATCAGTAAGCTCTAATGTAGATCTAGATACAGGATCTATGAAGAGAGTCTCTAAGGCTTTTATCTCTGTTACCGATACGAGATTAAGTTTCATCTCTTTAAAGATGAACATAGCTTGGTCTTTATGGTTAAGCATATCGAAAGTCATCTGCTTCATGATCTTAATATCATTATTAAATCCATTAAGTATCATAGAGTCAGTTTCGTTATTAGGATATAAAATTAAAGTAGAACCATCTAATTTAACTACTATAGTCTTATCATCTACTTCTACTCTCTTATTACCATCTAATACTTCATACTTTATTTTAAGAGTTTTAAGCACATTCTTAAGTCCCATATAGTAAGTTAAAAGATAAGCTACTGGAACATAGCTTTTAAATATCTTAACCATGCTATACTCTTTCTTAAGAGAAGTTGTGTTTATAGGAACTAAATCAAATATGGTACCTAGCTTAGTATACTTACCATTATAGCTATAGATTATATTATCCTCATCCATAACTAACAGATCTTTAGAAGCATGCCCGCATAATATGTATTTCTTATTATGCTCTATAGTCTCTAGTTTAAGATCTTTAGTAGTTATAAGCTCTTTCCTCTTATCGAAGTTAAAGTTAAAGTAGTAACTCTTATGTTTAAAAGCTTTTACATATCTACCAAATAAAGTATAATCTTTAGGTAACTCTTCTCCATATACACTTATAGAACCAGCTGATAGATTAGAGATGATTTCATCTTCATTTAACTTTAACAGTTCTTTCCTAAGACTATACCCTCTATCTAGTTTTTTAAACGGAGCCTTATCTACAAAGAGTTTACCATAAGCTGTACTTAATGATACACGGTTGAACTTGATCTTCTTTAAGATAGCATCAGCTTTTTGATTCCTTAGTAAATACTCATTATTAGAGATAGTGAATACGCCCTTATCATTAACTCTAGGTATCATAAGTTTAACAGTACTACCTGCTGTCTTACCTAAGTCATTTACTTTTATAGCATATTCATCATAGTCACCTAGGGTATCATCATGCGGTATGATCTCTATATCTTCTACTATCATGCCTGTACCTTGTATGCCCATGATGCTAGATACCATATCTTTCTTAAAAGCTTCCTTCATATACTTCTTAGTCTTAATAGTTATAGGATCATGAAGCTCCTCTTTATTAAAGACAACATTTACATCTGGTAATCTAGTCTCTTGTTCTGTTATATCTATATCAGCTTTATCTACAGTAAGGTTATCTTTTATCTTAGTACCATCTTTAAAAGGAGACGGTTTATTAAGAGTATCTTTTACTATAGAAGAAAGCTTCTCAAGTTTCTTCTTATCTAGCTTATTATTCTCATTAAGCTCGTTAAGGTTAGCTAATGCAACATCTTCTATAGACTTAGCTTCAGAGATATCTTCTAGCGTTGCTTGTTTATCATATTTATTTTTAAATTCTAAGCTCTCTACTAATACCGTATCCTCTATAGGCATGTTATCAGTTTCAGCTATCTTCATAGCTACATTAACATCGGAGATAACATCAGTAGTATCAACTATTTCATCTGGGTTCTTAAAGTTCTTAAGTAGTTCTTCTTTACTAAGAGGCACTACTTCCTCTTCTAGCATACCAACTGAAGTCTGTAGTATATTAAAGAGCTTGATGATACTCCTACATAGTGTACTATTAGTGAACATACCAGTCTCACCCATATCTTTATTAAAGCTTAGTAGAGTTTTAAGGTTAACTATAACACCAGCTGAACCTTGTTTAAACATGATATCTACATGTGAGAGTTTAGCTAATCCTGATAATATTGAATCTTCAGAAGTCTCACTATTTAGTAGCTTAAAGAGCTCTAACATAAGCATATAAGTTTCGTTATGGAAAAGCTTTAAGTAAGCAGCATCCTTATCCTTATCTAGATATCTGGTTATGATATTATAGTCATATAGTATCTTAGGAGTCTCTACTATAAGGTACTGCTTGAAGCTATCGTCTTTTATTTCCATGGCTTTAAATGTATTCTCCATGTTAATAATATCGTTAACTATGGTAGAGTATTTATTTTCAAATTTATAAATCTTAGATAATAGAGACTCTGGATATCTATAATATTTATGTATGTATTTATAAGTGAATAAAGGAACTGTATTTTTTAACTTGGCTCTCTTAGTAGACAGGATATGGTTAAATCTAGATCTAGTGTAGGTAGTGAAATCAAGATGTGACTTATTAATGCCACTAACAAGATTTCTCTCTTTCATAGCTAGCTCAGTAGCTTTATGAAGTACTGGCTCATAGTTAAGTCTGTTATATATGATAGCATCAGACACATTTTTTAAGATGGGCTGTTTCCTAGATGGGTAATAGCCATCATCCACATTAAGCATATGTATGACACTATACATAGGTAGTAGTATAGTATCTAAACTTAAAACTTGTGGCTCTAACAACTGTATAGGTTTTCTTATTCCAAATTTATAGTAAAACTTTTCTTGTGTTAATGACATATCGTATTCCTTATGGGTATTTTCAAAGAAAAAAAGATGTGGGCAAATAAAAAAAGAATAGGGATTAAAACCCTATCCAATATAGTTTCCTAATCCGTCTAAAGTTTTTTAATGTAGGATAAGCCACATACTCATCCCACTCTTCTTTAGTCGCACCTAATGAAGGGGCACTTTTAAATGCTTCTTCAAAAACTTCGAAATTAACGTGGTTCTCTATGTCTAGTCTAGACTCCATTATACAGTCAGCCTCTATTCTTTCTAAGTGACTACGAATAGTGGCTTCAGTTAAGCCTACTAAAAGTGTGTCGTCTGTAATTGCAGGCATACCGACATTATGTATGTCTAACTCCCTTATTCCAACACTTAACATTATATCCTCCTTGTTTTTCTGTAACTGTTATATAGGACACCATACTGCCCCACACTCATTTTACTTAAATCGTATCCGTTACCACGTAGGTACGTAGTAAAAACTTTGAATTGTAATTTAGTCATAACTGACTCCTTTTATTTAATATTTAAGTTCTAAGTTCATGTAAGTAATATATGACTGAAAAAATATGGAGACACAAGCTCGGATATACCGAACTCATGTTACTCTGTGAAATCTTTCATAACTATTTCATTAACATTAGTACTAACACTGAATATCAATTCTCCTTCAGGACTTAAAAAGTATTTCTTAGTATTAATATAATCTTGTAGTTCATCTACAGATTCTTTCTCTAAAAGAAAACTTAATGAAACCTTATCGCCATCGAAGTCAGCTCCCATAGGTGCTAGAAATATAGTTCCTAACCCTAACCCAGTATATACCTGAGATGTTAAGTCTGGATACTCTTCAGCTATTATAGGTTCAGAAGCTCCTCTTAGATATACTTCTTTACGAGTACTATCTATGGTAGACTTTAGATAAGGCTCTACGATATTAATAGAACCTAACCCTGTGATAGGATAACGAGTTACATAAGCAGGATGTTCTTTCATATGGTTAAACAATGCTAGGTATACTAACTCTATATATGTTATAGGTCTTAAGTTATCTTTATCTATACCAGGGTATTTATATATATCATCTATGACTCTTATAGCATCACCTTTCTCTTCTATAAGTAATAGATATTTGTTATCTATTTTTATCTCACTAAGTGCTATCTCTGGTTGCTTAAGCTTAGTGATAGTATTCTCTAACCCATCATCGCTAACCCAACTACTTCTAGCTTTCTCACTTATATCTACTAGTTCTCTCTTAAGAGTCTTAGGATTTATTAACCTAGCTTTAGTAGACTCAGGATCGAAGATATCGAATAGGAAGTTAGTTCTTAATAAGAATATAGTTGCTGGCAATATGCCTTTAGCGGTCTGCAATACACCAACTTCTATATTAGTAGCTCTAGGCTTATTCTTATCTTTAAGATCCGTGACTACTTTAGGGCTAGCGGTGATAACATTCCTAGTACCATATGTAACAGTACGTTTAGTCCACTTATCTTGTATATAACCACCTTTACCATTAAGTAGCTCTTCTATGTACTCATAGACCTCATTGATAGCTTTCTGAACTCTTAGTCTAACAGAGTTAATATAATCGTTACTAGAAGTATCATCTCTGAACTGTTTAGCAGATGTGGCTACTCTTAGTACAGTCCTGTATAAGGCATTTATTTCATGCTCTAGAGGTTTACCAGATTCAGTTATAGAGTAGTCTCTTAATCCAGCTGGTAGTACTAAGTATTTATCTATGAGTATCTCATTAATAGGATACTTCTTGATGAACTCTATCTTAAATTTCCTAGATTCAGAGTTTGTTTGTTTAAACTTAATATCTGGAAGATGCTTAATAAAGAAATTAAAACCAGTTTTACCTTCAGCTTCTGTAGATAATACAAAATCTTTCTCTTTTTCATCGAAAACTGCATAAGCTTTACCTTGCAGTATCTTACCATAGAAACTAGATAGTTTAACAAGCTCTTTATATATCCTAGGGTGCAATACTTTTACATAAAGATCTATATAAGCAAAGTTCTTAATACGCTCTTTACTCCCAGGCATGCCGAATATATCATTAGAAAAAAGACCGTCTTTCTTGAACTCTGTAGTATTTATCTCATATATATCAGCACTACTTATCTCTGATAAAGCTGATAGGATCTTATTTGTTATAACTAGAAGTGATATGTCTAATGGGTCTATAGGTTTATTCATTATGTGTTCCTCATGCTTGATTTCAAGTAAAAGATGGGTTGAACGATTTATTGTTCGTATATAAAAACAAGGAGTATGCTATGGCCGATGAGTTCGATGATATGGATGACATAGACAAGATGTTAGAAGGGGGTGGAGACATCGGTATGGAAGATCCCATGGCTAACGATGGTAAACCCAGTACTGGTGTTGTTGGCGATGTTAAAGCTGCTCTCGATGATGCTGTAACTAGTGAAAATATAGCTAAATCTTTTAAGAAAAGTATGTTCAATGCTTTACCAGGGGATATAGGTGATAGGCTAGGTGATGCTGAATATGCTGTAGATAATATCCTAGACAATGCTTCTGAAAAAGTAGGTAGTGTTAAAAAAGCTGCTTCTGCAGGATTAGGGGTTTTATCTAACTATTTACCAGACAGCATGACTGGTGGTATCAACAGTGTTAGAGATTGGTTAAGCGAAGAGAATGAATCTAGTGGTAGTGAAAGAGAACCTACTGAGGACGAGAAGATACACTCTGAAGTATCGGGGCTATTAGGCATAGCTGGTGATAAGATAGCTGCACAACAAAATGTAGCTGCACAAGCTACTGAAATAGCTGCTAAAGAAAGTAATGAAATATTAGGTATCATAGCTAGTAACTCTCAGAAACAAGTAGAGTTAAAAATGGATCTTGATAATACTTATTACAAGAAAAATCTAGAACTCCAAATGAAGCAGACTTACACACTAGTAAAACTTTATAATCTATTACATAGAGATAGTGAGATAAGAACTACTCAGATGGAAGCTATCGTTAAGAATACTGGCTTACCTGATTTTGTTAAGACTAGGTCTTCAGATTTCGTAAAACAACAGATGATGAAGAAAGCTGCTGATGGTGTTGGTAATCTCATAAAGTCTACTAGTACTTTCGATAAAGTAACTAAAAACATGAATCGCCTTGTTAATGATAAAGTATCTTCATTCGTATCTAGTATGGCTGGTATGGAAGATATGGACAACATGCTGGCTATGGGCGAGGAGTTCGGTACTTCTAGAAATGCTATGCTTATGAGTATAGGTGTAGATGGTCTTATAGAATCTATAACTAAGAAAGCTTCTGATAAGATAGTAAGCGGTATTGCTGGTAAAGGAGAATCTGGTAAGAGATTAGGAGAGCTTAATAACTTAACATTAGATCCTAGAGAAGCTATCAAACGTGAGATAGATGAGATAGAAGCTAAAGATGATAAAGATACAACTAGGGTAGATAAAGTTAAACTAAAATCTTTAAAAGTAGCTTATGACTTATTAGAGAATGATAAGTCTAAAAATACTATAGATGTATCTAAGACCTCAGAGCTTAATGAAGCAGCTTTTATAGATAATAAATTCGTTAAGACTGTAGAAGTAATCATACCAGGTCTACTAAGCAAGATGCTTGGAGAACTATCTACTATAAGAAAAGGCTCTAAGACTGTAAGTGGTGAAGATAAGCAAGTCTTTGATTTTAGGAAGAATACTTTTACTAGTGAAACTAAACTTAAAAAAGAGTTTAAAAAGAAAGTAGAAGAGAAAGGTAAACGATTAGCAGATGCTTTAGATAACGATATCATCTTTGAGATCATCATAGGTAAGAAGAATCCTAAGCCTGAAGTTAAATCTGTTATCATGCAGGCCCTATTAGCTTATATAGGAACAGGTAAGTCTTTAGTACCAGCTTATTTAGTTAAGAATGGCTTCTTAAAAACCATACAAGATAAAGAGCTTAAAGAGAAGATAGAGAAGCATCTTAATAAATTAAATAAAAATAATAGTGCTGAAAATATAGATAAGATAAATGAGTTCTTTAGGGTAGTTAATAGTATAGAAGATAGAGAGTTAGCTAGCTACGGAGACATCATACAAGAATCATCACTAGCTGGTGGGCCTAGTATGCTAGAAGACTCTGGTGTCTTTGATAAAGGTGATCTATCTAGAACTAATGGTACGACTGTTCTTAAGACTAATAAAAATGTTGCTTTAAAGCATATCGAAGAGAAATTTAATAAGAAAGTAGAAGAAGCCGAAGAAAAACCTGAACAGTCTAAACCTAGGAAGAGAGTTACCAGTGCTAATAGGAAAAAAGGTCAAGTAAGACAAAAGAAAACTAGTGCGAAACGAGGTATAGTTGCCGGATTAGCTAACTTAAAACCTAGGACATCTACTTCAACGTTACTTCCAGAAGATCCTGTTGCTTTAGCTAGTGAGAGTACTGGACCCATAATAAAAACTAAAATCGCGGATAAGAAAAACAAAGAAGATAAAGATTCTAATACCATCAGAACTGATGTTTTAAAGAAATTAGAAAACCTTTTATCTAATGTAAAAATATCTGCAGGTGGTAAGACCCCTATAGCCCAACTAATAGGAGGGCTTGGCGGTAAAGAAGACAACTATGTAGATAAAATAGTAGATGGTCTACCAGTGAGATTTTATGAAGCTAGTGCCATGCCAAAAACTATGGGAGCAGCTGCTTTATTACAAGGTAATGAAGAAGGGGTAAATCCTGTCATGCTGAGGACAGATATGTTCAGAAAAGTAGCTAAAAATGGCATAGCTAAAAACACCATGGATGACCAGACCATCAGACATGAAGCTGCACACCTTAAAAGAGGTATACCTTTAAACCCACCCCCATCTATGTTAGACTCGGAAAAAGGACTAGCGAATGGCTATTTTAAAGAAGAACAAGAAATAAATAGTAGAGTTGCTCCTAAGGTATTTAAAATCTATAATGATAACTATAGTGATCCTAAATTTAAAGAAGTATTAGCCGCTAATGGTGCCAGTATGTTCTTTAATAGAGACCCACAGACATTTATGACTATGATGGAAAGGGCTGCCATAGAGGAACCTGATAATGCTAATGCATATATAGATATGGTTAAGAAACATGGTAAAATAGACTTCGCAGTAGGTAATATAGAAGATTATAAAGATGAATACTTTAATAGGATTAAAAATATAGACTACAAGGGTGAATCTACTTACCTTAAAGATTTTAAAGAAAATACCGATACTGGTAAAGAAATACTAAATAAGATAGAGAACAAACTTACTACAGGTATAGATACTGTTACTGAGAAAGCTAAAGAGCTAGATAATAAATATAACTTAACAGAGAAGATGGAGGATGTATCTAAAGGTGTTAAAGACCTGGTTACTGATAAGAAACTCAGGAACTTTAGCTATAGTACAGATAACAAAGGACTAAATAAACTAGCACCTCAGAATGCATACGAAACTAAGTTCGTTATGCCAGACAAAAAGAAACTTATAGACGGGGCTAAAAAGTTAGACGAGGAGCTAGGCATCTCTAAGAAAGCTAAAGATATTGGAGAACAAGCTAAGAAGAAACTAGAACAAGCTAAGAATAGTGAAGAAGGTCGAGCTGCTTCTAATATAGCTAAAACTACTAAAGGGTTATTTACTAAGCAGACTGCTAAGGATCTCAAGTTCACTGCTGATGGTGAACATCTAAATAGGCTAAGTCCACAACAAGCTTTCGAGAACAAGTTAGCTATACCTAACAGAGAGAAACTGTCTAAGTTCAAAGATGATATCAGTGAGGATGTAGGAGTCCTTGTAGATAGCTTAAAAACTGGATTAGAAGGCATAGCTAAAACTATGCCTAAATCATTCGAGGAAGTAAGCACTAGCTTCAGCAAGAACTTGGAGAGAGTTAGTAAGAAATTTCCAGAGTTAAGTAAGTCTATAACAGATGCATATGCTAATAGTATGTCTTTTATATCTGACCAGATGCTAGGTTTGAAAGACAGTGAAACTTTAAAAGATCTTAAAGATGAAAATGGTAACTTCAGTATGAAGGCTGCATTAGATAATAATCCTAAGCTTAAGGCTATAGAAGAGAAGACTTCTAAATGGTATGGTGAAGTTAAATCTATGTTCACATCAGGTAGTAAAGGTGCTTCCGATAGTATCATCAAGAACTCTGAAGAGTTCGAGAAGTTAGTAGAAGAACAAGGCTTCGATAAGGTTATGAAATCATTGTTAGGTAACTTACCTATGCCAGAAGATTATAGTAAAGCTAAGTCTCTTTATAAGAAGACATTTCTAGCTATGGATCCTACTGGTAATTTATGGAAGAAGCTTAATGAAGATGATAAGTTCTTAGAGAATGTAACTAAACTACATGAAGAAGCTATAGAAGAAGTACAGGAAAAAGCCCTAGAAGAGGGCTCTGAAAATGAAGATGGTAAACCTACTTCGCTAGTAGGTAAAATGAAGAGTAAACTATCTGGTCTTATACCTAAGCCAGTTAAAGACATGGTTAATAAATTAGCTAATACTAAGATAGGTAAGTATGCCATAAACCAAACTAAAAGAGTTGGTAGAGCTTTTAAAACAGCTGGTAAGTTAACCATGGACGAGATGAAAGTTATCGGTAAGAATGGTAAAGAACTTATCATGGATAAAGATGGTAAGTTACATCTCCCTAATGCTATAGATCTTGCTAAGTTCGCTGGTAAATCTTATTTTGGTTCCATGAAAGCTGTATCTAATGGTGTTAAATCTCTCTATCCTGAGTTAGGTGGTATAGCTAAAGATACCATCGGGTTAGGAAGTGGTATGGCTTTTGGTATGGCTAGTAAAAGTCTTAAAAGAATCAAGAATAAAGCACTAGCTAAGATCAATCCTCCTGTTAGAAGAGATCTTTATACAGCTTGGGCTAATGGTGATCTAAAAGCTAGAGAAGTATTAGAACAACTAGAGACCCCTGAAGAGAAAGAGAAATGGACAGCTTGGTTAAAAGAGAATACTAGACCTGGGTTAGATATAGGTAAAGTTTTAAATGCTACTGGTGGTGCTTATGTTAAAGGTATGATGTTAACTAGTAAAGTAATCAAGCCCACTTATAAAGGCGCTTGGAGTGCTGCTAAGACTGTTGGTGGGCTAGGTTTAAAAGGAGCTTACAAGTTCTCAGGCGTAGATACCATCTTCGACCATAAGAAAAAAGAAACTACCGATAACAATGCTAGTGCAACTGGTGTTATAGATTTTAGTTCATTCACTAGTAAAAATCCTCTAGAAGCCATAGCTGCTAATACTAAGAAACTTTTTGAGGTCACTAGTAGTAATATAGCTAAAGAGAATGAAGAAGAAGCCCAAGCCAAGGAAGAAGCTAAAGAAGCTTCCAAGTTAGATAAAGATGGTGATGGTGATAGAGATGGTAATGAACAAGATAGGTTAAAGAAACTCTATGGTAAGAAACCATCTGGTAAAATGAAAGCACTACTTGGTAAAGGTAAAAATGTACTTAAGAAAGCCTCATCATGGTTAACTCCTACTAATATACTATTAGCCGGAACTGCTATATTGGGATTATTAGGTATAACTCCTGAACAAGCAAGTACTTTTGTTAAATCTACTATAAATGGATTTAAGACTATAGGACACTATATTAAGAAAGTATGGGATGGCTTAGAAACAGGATTTGACTATATTAAACACCTACCTAGCAATCTTAGTTTTAGTTTAAGATCAGCACTATCTCATATACCGGGCTTAGGTTCCATAGCCCCTGATAAAAAAGAGACTGTTGAGTATAATAAACGTATGGGTATAGATGTTACTTCTACTACAACATCTAAAGAAGACTCTATGACTAGTGACGGAGGTTTAGCAGGTGCTGCTGGTGTTACTGCATTAGCTGCTGGCGCTGCTTATAAACTAGGTGGTAAGCATGTTATAAAAGCTGGTATAGGTGCTACTAAGCTAGCTTATAAAGGTGCTAAGTATGGCGTTAAAGCCGTGACTAAAGTTGCTGGTAAGAAAGTCGTTAAAGAAGCAGCTAAGAAGACAGTAGTTAAAAAAGCTAAACGTGGCGCTATAAAAGCTATGCTAAGTAGAATAAAAGTTATCCTTATTAAGAAACTAGGTGTGAAAGGCGCTGCAAAACTCTTAGGTAAGATAGCTAGTAGATTCGTACCATTCGTAGGATGGTCTATGTTAGCATATGATGCTTATCATGTTGTTAAATATATGTACGATGGCATGCCTTTTAAATCAGCTGTCTCTAAAGCTGTTATAGGTTTTGATGTATTCAATAGTGATGATGTTCCAGTAGATGATAATGGTGTCCCTATTAAACCAGACATCCCTGAATCTACTATTAATAAAGAAGTACAGAAGATGACTGGTAGGCATCCTGGTCACGATGACTACAGTGGTCATAGATCTGCCAATAACAGTAACTATAAAGGCAGTTTAAGCTCTGATGATCTTATAACTAAGAAGTCTGTTAATAACATCTATAGTAAACCAGCTAAACCTATAACTAGTAAAGATATACTAGGTGAGATAAAAGTAGACAAAGGTTTTAATAAAGGGTTATTACTCAAGAACCTTGTAGATGATGAAGGTAATGTTAATAGAGTTTATAAAGATAGTCTAGGTTACGATACCATCGGTGTTGGGCATTTATTAGATAAAGCTAAAGGAGGAGTTCCTCTTAAGAAGATCATAGGTAGAGATACTGATGTTATAACAACTCCTGAGTCTTATAAGATACTAGCCCATGATGTTAATAAAACTGCTAAGACTCTTTATAGTAAACTCCCTTGGTTAGATAATCAACCTGAGGTAATTCAGAGAGATCTTATCAACATGGGATTTAACTTAGGACCTAAAGGCTTATTAGGATTCAAAAAGTCTCTTAATAATATAGCTAAAGGTGAGTATACTGAAGCAGGTGCTGAACTATTAAAATCAAAATGGGCTAGTCAAGTTGGTCATAGGGCTACTCGTATCGCTGATGATATAGCTAATGCTCCTAAAGCTGATATAGAAGCAGATGTTAACAATGATAGAAATACTATATCTAGTATAACAGGTCATAGTACTTTAACAGAGCTAGACGATATGGGAAGTGGTAATACATCTATAGCTAGTACTAATACTTCTACTAGCAGACATGGTACTACTAGTAAACCATCTACTAAAGGTAACGATGTACATATCCCTAATGTTAGTATAGATACTAAACATCTAGATAATAAGAAAGAACTTGCTGAGATGCATGATACACATAAAGCTTCACAAAACATACTTGCTAAGTCCTTACATGTGCATGCTGATACTAATAATAAGATGGGTGAGTTAGTAGAACTTAACAAGTCTATACTATCAGCATTAAGTGATAACAACCAACATCATCAACAAGCTAATAGAACCCCAGCTACAAAACCTATAGTAAGTCATGGTGTAGCTAATTTTTAAAAAAAAGAAAGTAACAACAGTAGCTAGTTTTAACTAGCTACTGTTATATTATTTTTTAGTTCCTATGGACATGAACTCTCTCTTAAGTGTATCGTTATCCATATCGTCATTTATAGCAGCTAGGATGTTGTTATCAACACGACTTATGATATCATCCCACACATACTCTTTTATGCTAGTAACAAGAAGTTTATATTCAGCATCAGTAAGATGTTCATAATCTTCTATTTCTCCGGATCTAAGTAGTGTTACTATGTGCTGTACCAGTCTACTAAGTATGATGCCATAGATATAGAGTTTATCATTAGTGATAACCTCAGTAAGGACACCTCTCTTAATCTTAAGTACAGGGTTAAATACAGTACCTTCTATATCCTCAGGAAACTCTTTAGCTAACTTAACTAGAAGAGCTTTATCTTGCAGTAGTCTATCTGCTAACATAAGCTTAACTAGTTCCCAGTAGTTAGGAACATTACGTTTCTTATTCTTTCTTATAATTTTAAACTTATCATTATCTAAAGGTTGATTCAACCAGTTGATCTTGAATACACTACTATTCATAAAGAACATACCGTTACTCATAGAGTAGAGTGGTCCTAAGATAGTTTTAAAATCTGTATGTGTGTTAGGGTGTAATAGTAACCCTATACTACCCTCAGGCTCGAATGATGAAATGTTTATGATATTATTCACTGTAGCTCCTAAAACTTGATATCAAATATAGCTATGTAAGCTATAAGCATATTAACGTCATCAACTTCAACATCTTTATCTTCTTTCATGAATACAGATCTGACATTTTTAGTGAAGTAGTTAGAAGTGATGCTTCCTATCTCATGCATGTATGTTTTAACTATTTTTCTAACATCCGCCATCTTACTATTATACTCTAAAACAGCTATAGATTTAGCTAGAGCATTTAATACACCATAATCGTTAGATGCATCTGTTAAAGTCTCTTTCACAAAATCTTGTGTCTTGTGTGAGAAGAAGCTAGTCGGGTTAAGATCTGACAGTTTGTTTATATTAGATTTAGTAGCATCATCTGTTATACAGTGTTTCATATCGTTTTTTATATCTAGTGGTTCCACGGGTTATCCTTTTTTCTTTTCGTTAACATCTGCAGATGGTGCATCGAATGTCATGGTATGGTCAGTAGCATCCTCATTTGGATACTCTAATTTTATAGTTATAGTTAACTTACTCACATGTAGTATCTCGAATATCAGAAATACAAAACTCTTCCAGCTTATACTGTCATCTATAACCAATTTGTTTATCTGTGATTTGGTCTTCTTACCACCTCTTCTTATATAGCTATTTACATACCTTCTATAAGAGTTTATCTTACCTGTATCGAATAGTATCTTACTAAAGAAGTTGGCGAGCATACTACCCTCATCTGTTATAGGAGCGCCTTCTTTTTTTTTCATCTATTTTTTCCTTAAAGTTAATGTTCTGTTTATTGTATTGGTGTTACACTAAGCCATGATTTTCATGTTCAACTCCTGTTTTTTTTATTTAGTCCATATGTAATAAAACACCATGGTTCATATTAGTAATATAAGACTAAGATATCTATGAGTCATTAACATATTCCTTATATATATCTCTATATATGTTTAGTACATGTATGATATAACTCTTAAGTTTCCTATCTGGTTGTAACTCGTACATACCATATAGACTCTCTAGCTTATCTAATAGCTCTAATAAGTAGATGTTACTGTTTAATAGTATCTTACCATCATCATCTTTTAAAAAGTCTACTAGGTAGTTAGTACTGTGGTTATTAATATAAAGTATGTCTGGTATGCTGTTCTTCTCATTTAACAGAAAATTATGACAGCTAACTATGTATTTAAGTATGTTCTTATCTACTGTTACTATTTTAGTATATAGTAGCTTACTTGCCATAGGGTCTATGTCTCGGAACCTAAGCTTAAGTTCTTTTATTACCCTATAGAGGTCCATATCATCTCTATATATGTCTACAGATGTTAAACTCTTAAAATACATTTTTATTTTTGTAAACATATATACTCCTTTTATTCATATAGCTCATTCAATGAGAATTTTGTCTAAATTAATATAAGGCATGGCTAGGACTAGTTAATTTGAAAAAATAAAAGGACCTGATATGGCTGATATAATAAACCCGTATAGTATCTTACTAACGGAAGAACAGAGAATAATTTTTAAAACAAGGAAGCTAAGAGAGGACATGGTAGACGAGTTCATACAGTATAATAACGGACTACCTACTAAAGGTGGAGAGATAAGAGTCATTAATGAAGTGCTTAACTCTCTGGATGACCAGGTACTAGGTTTAGTAGATAAGAGACTTAAACATGCTGAGAGTGAATCTAATGCAGAGAATGCTGCTAACATGGCTAGTATCTTTAAGAAACTTAGTGAACGACAAACATCTGGTAAACTTGTAGCTGATATAAACATAGATGACAAGTTCATACCTGACGATATAGTGCCTGGTGAGAACAGTGTTGAAAAAGAAGAGATCGAGTTAAAAGATATTCTTAATGAAGATGAGGAGGACTAATGTTATTTAATGGAATAAATACTATATACAATATTAAGCTTCAAAACGCTAAAGCCATAGGTGTGCCATATAGGGTATTAGATAATACCACTCTTAATGAGAAGTTCGGTATAGAAGTTGTTAAGACTATGGATGTGTTACCAGAATATCCAGTTGTTAATCTCTTAACTATAGGCGTGGCTGCAGATGATACTGCTACTAGTAGACTTAATCTTACTCGTAGTAAACATAGACCTATAGATGCAGCATTGTTTAACCACTTACCATTTTATCTAAGACCTGTAAGTGAAGTTACTAATACACCCCCATCTGCAAAAGCTAGATTAAGAAAGAATATCATTATAGATGGTATAGAGTATCTGGCTTGCTATGGTTATGATCTTTCTGGTATAGATTATAAAGACGATATCCTAATCTATAGTAGTTTAAAAGAAGAATATACTAATGTTAGTAGGCTTAATACTAATGATGCTACATTTCTTAACCCAACTCCAGTAGTAACAACTGGTATCGATATAGCTAATGAAGAAAATGAGTATGTTACTGATTTCTTAAAAGTAGAAGTCTTCTTAACCATAGATGAGGTATTAGAGATAAAACATGCTATGGATGTGTTATATGGAAGTAGTATACTTATAACTGAATTAGGCATATGTAATAGCATCATAGACGTATCTGAAGATGGTAGTGAAGAGTGTTACGCTGCACAGATAGCTTATTTCTTAGATACTAATATCTCTATAGATGATGCTATAACAAACGAACACTTAAGATTTCATATAGACCTAGGTGGTATGGATATCTTAACTGTATAAAGGAGTTGCATGAAGTTCATCAGTATAGATCCGGGAACCATGACATGTGGAGTAGCTATATTAGACATAGATGATATTACATTAGATATAAAAGATGTAACTTCATTTACTATAACCATAAGTCCCGATGTTCCTTTAGAGTTCAGACTCTATAAACTATATGATATCTTAAAGAGGGTTATAGCTGATGTCATGCCCATGCAGTACATACATGAAGCTGGTTTCATTAATAGGTTCAGACCACAAGCTTATGGTCCTATAGCTAATGCTATATTCATGATAAGGAAAGCCTTCATAGAGTACAATAATACCTCTGGGTTGTTCTCTTATCCCCCTAAGAGTATAAAAGCTGTTGTTAGTACAGGTAATGCTGATAAGAATGATATGTTCTCAGCTATAAACAACATACCAGAGTTGAAACGGTTCTTAAAAGGAACTGAATCCGAGCATGAGATAGATGCTTACCTTATAGGTTATGTTCATCTACTAAATGTAAGGTCATGGCCAGAGTTATTACTAATCTAAAATAAAAGGAAAGACATGAATTTTTTAAAAGAAAAAATAAAGACAGTATTATGTCTCGATGTAGGTTGGTTTGTAGCAATACATTGTGTAACATATCTTAGTGGTATGTTAGCATTGACATTATTCATGATATTAAAATATATAGGAGTATGACATGTTAAGTATAGTAAGTATGTTCTTAGGATCAGGTAAGTTAACTAAATTAGGATGGATGATCATAGTTGTAGTTATAGGTATACCAACTATCATCCTTATGTTCAGATTAGTAGACCTTTATAAAGGTTATAGTGGATTCGAGAGTAAAGAAGTTAAGCTAGCTAAGTCTAGAGCTAATATAGATGTCTTACAGAGTGTTATAGTAGAGAAAGACAAACTACTAAAAGAGAAAGATAAGGTAGCTAAAGTAACACATGATATCACTTCTGATCATGCTGAGAGTTACAATAAGTTACAAGCTAAGACTAATAAAATCTTAGTTAAGATAAGTAATGATAATATCAAGCATAAACATAGTTCTACTGTAGTCATGCCACAAGCTACCACTAAACAACCTGAAGAAGGTCATATAGTACTTAATAGGACTACATATGAAAATATAGGTACTGAAGATATGGATGCTATATATGATATGTATAACACAATAAATAACATAGGTGAGTAACATGAAATTCTTAATCTTATTATATGTCACACTCTTAGTAACAGGATGCTCTTTTAAACAAGAGCCTGTTTATGTAACGAAAGTAAAACTTGAATATATACCTATACCTAACTCTTTATTAGTAGATGATATTATATTACCTAAGCCTCCTATGAGAGAAGCTTATATAATAGCGGGTCCTATCGATAGAGGTACTATGGATAATGTCCTTATAATTAATCTATATAAAGCTGTAGGTGAGTATAAACTAAAGCTTAAAGCCATACGTGATTTTGATAAAAACATAACAAATAATAAATAGATATACTAGAGATTTCTCTAGTATATCTGATAGTTGTTTTTTAATTAACTGGAGGACTTGTATTAATGCCTAAGTTACCAGTGTGTTCATGTAACTTATCTATACTAGTGCCATCATGTTTGATAGTACCACCTTTAAATGTTGTAGCAGATGATGTTATGCTAACAGCATCAGATTTTAACGAGAATGATGAGCAGTCTATATTAACTAAATTAGTTTTTATATCTACATTGTTCAGGATGTTAGTAGTCAAGCTTCCAGCACTACTGTCAAGCTTGATGTTATTACCTTTATCATCTTTAGTTTCTATATAACCATCATCACCATGTACAGTTATATCATACTTAGCTGTAGTACCTTCCATATGTGTGTGAAGCATATCTTTAGTACTATCAAGCTTGATACTGTTCTTCTTACCATCAAGTATCTCTATATAACCATCATCAGTTTTGATAGTGATATCATACTTAGTATACTCTCCATATTTGTCAGTAGTATGTATCTTAACCTCTTTGTTCTTAGGAGAGAATGTAACAGTATATCTATCTTCTATAGGATCCTCAGACTTATCTAAAGTAGACTTATCTGAAAATGTATATACTACATGCTCTTCTTTCCTAAGAGTTAAGTCAGTTAGCTCTACAGACCAATAGTACTCATCTCTGTTACTATATCTATACAGAGTTATATATTCGCCTTTACAGACGTTAGGGGGGGTTATCTGATTGTTATCTTTTATCCAGTTAGCATATAGATATCTAGTTCTATTTATAGTGATATCCTCTAAACTCTTAATATAAAGAGGATCGAACTCTTCAGTCTTCTTAACCTTCCTCTCTTTGATCTTCTTCTGTATCCACTTATCTTCTTTACTAAGATCCCCTCCTATACTATATAGCTTCTCTACAGGATACACTTTTATCTTAAACTCATTATCTACATTATCTTCTACAACAACTCCGAAGCTATACCTATGTAACTTACTAAGGTCTAGTGTATTAAGCTGTGCAGTGTTATCACTAGGGTCATTAGTCATAGTGCCTCCTTAATCATATGTCTTCTAGCCGAACAGTTTACCAGTAGCTTTAAATGTGTTAGTTATATAGGCAGAGATGGTATTAAGAACAGACTTATCATCACTACTTAAAGTAGCTATCTTAATAATACCTAGTGCCATGTTCACAAGCTGTAAATAGAAATAGATAACAAAAGAAACTGCTGTTACATATTTAGCCATAGCACCTATGTAGTTAACGAAGTTCTCGAAATCATCTTTACTCATTTTTAACTTATCTTTCTCTATAGCCTTCTGAACTATATCTAGCTTAGTTATAAGCATAGTTAAACTACCATTAGTATTCTCTAGTGTCTCCATGTTAAGAGTACTACCATGTGTTAATAACTCATCAGCTACTTCTTTAAGTTCCATGTAGTTGGATACAAGTTTCTTAACAGGTTTTCTATCTACTATAATTTTCTTGTTTATAGCCATACTAACATCTTTGTTTAATGTATCTACTATAGCTTCTATACCCTTAATAGTATTCTTACTGATCCTAAGATCTATATTATCTTTCTTACTATTAACAAGCCTATCTAACATACTATCGAACTCATTGATGTAGTCATCTAGAGTTGCAACTAGATCTACATTATCAGCGATGATCTTAACACCATCTTTTAACTTAATATCGAAGCCAGCTAATACAGGGGCTTTCTTATTAGCTATAGATGTAAATAATGCACCGTCTTTGATCATGTCAGTAAGTACAGATCTCTGTCTATAAAGATCAGTGATGTTAGGTGTTACAGTCTCATAACTCTGCATGTCATCTATGAATATAGAAGTGTTAAGAAAATACTTATTAATAGACTTTATGCCAGACTGTATAGCTATATCTATCTTATAGAAGATATTATCTATGAACTTAACCTCAGTACCAGGTTTAAAATCAGGTTCATACTCTGCATATCTCTCTTGCTCCTCAGTAGTAGATATACTCATAGGGTAGGCAACCATACCTAATGTATTTCTAGTAGTAGTGTTTATTTTTTCTATAGTGTTGTTTAGCATGTTAAATCCTTGTTTAAGAAGTCATTTATAAATAACTCATTTTTTATTAGTTTATATAGGTGTTCAGATGTGTTCTTGTTAGCATCTACATCGAACTCACATAAGTCTCTGTTATAGGATAAATATGCGGCTACTATGTTACTAACAACTACTACTAGTCTTATAGTAGAAGTAAGATACTTAACGGTAGGATCATCACTAGGGTATTGTTTCCTTAGTGTAGATACACATCTATTAAGATCCTTTATGATATATTTATTAGCAGTATGTTTCTTAGTCATCAGCTTTATGTATGACTTAAGCATGCCCATATCAGTGATGTAAGAGTTTATGGTATCTGTTATAGATAAAATATTCTCCACATGACTCATGACAGCTTCATGAAGTATGTTAGCTTGGTTCTTGAGTAGTCGTACTTCTCTGCTATGCTCTTCTAGTTTTCTATGTCTAGGATGCTCTACTTGGTATTCCATATTTTAGTTCCTTTAGATAATGATATTTTCAAGCCAATTAGCTAATATAGAAAAAGCAGTTTGGTTATGTAACTGTACTGTATAGGTATGTGGTTATCTATAGTAGTCCTATCTATGTGATATAAATATTTATTTTTGTCAGTTAGTATATTATGAGTAATGTAATAGTTACTCTAGAACTTACTGATGGCCTGGACAGGATTCCAGGGGAATGTAAGGGCAGGACCAGAGTGGAGTCTCAGACGAAACGACTAACCTACACTAGCTGGAAAAAAGAGGGTATACTAGGGGACCGGCTTGCTTATACTTTTTTTAATATAAGAGCGTCAAAAGAAGTTACCAGCTGTAATAAAAAAATACTAGCTTATAAAGCTAGAGAAGCTACTATAAAGTAGAAGTTATAGTAGTTACTATAGAAGCTATAATATAAGAGAAGATAGAGATATAATAATAGTAGTAATATTACCATAATAACTTAAGCTTATAAGCTTAAGTAGATATAGGCTCTTACAGTATCTTAATGGCAGATATCTTAACCAAGATGTGATGGTGTTGCTCTTGACTTTGTGTTCATGGCAGATGTTCTGTATGTATCTATATGACACATTAAGACACCTAGAAGATATAAATATATGATATCTATACAAATACTAGTCTTAACTTAAATAAGAGCTTCTAGAGGCTAGTATGAAACAAAAAAAGAAAATGTACATAACATAGGCTAAGGACCTATGTTATGTCATCTCTATTTAGTACATATACTATCCAAGCATCTAACCTAGCTAGATCACACATATACTCCGCTTCTTCATTATGCATACCATGTTCATCCAAATATTTGTCTACAGCTTTTAGACCATGTGTTGTAGGTATGTCATCCCTACATTTATCATCAGTTATGTGATTAAAGATGATATCATATACATCCATCTCTTCTACAGTTAGACTGTGATTAAATGCTGCATCATAATACCACTTAAAATCTCTATCTGGTATGCTAGTAAGTGAGAACATGCTAGCTAGTTTTAATAGTTCTATTTTAGTTTTACTCATGTCTTATCCTTTAAAGTTTACTATCTAGTAGTAATGGTAAGTCTTTTAAGGTTATCTTAGCTCCACTAGCTTGCTTGTGACCTCCTCCTCCTAATGCCGTAGCTACCGAGCTTACAGCTGGTAAACCATCCATAGATCTCATAGATAAAACTACATCACCATCTTCAGTTATGAAATACATCAATGCTGGTTTATTATAAGTAGTACATATAGTGTTACCTAGCTCACTTATATTTTCAGTAGCATTGATAGCCATGAACTCTTGACCTTGTAATGTTAATGGTCTTACCTTAGTTATCTTACCCATAACCATAGCATCCATCTTCTGTACTAATATACTACCAGTATTTTTTAATGCATAAACAGTACCCTCATCATGCCCATTATTAATAGCTTCCCAAAAGCTATCTATGTTGTTAGGTACTACTAGTAGTCTTAGAGCCTCATTTACTTCTTTAGACATGTCTAGCTCAAATTTCCATAGATCTCTATCTTCTACATACTCGAAGAAGAATCTAGGATAACCTGGTTGAAAATAGTCATATGCTATAGTAGCTCCAGATCTATTCATATCGAAAACTACTTCTAAGTTACCATCAGCTTCTTCTTCTATACCAGCAAGTTTCTCTTCAGCTGTTTTATGGTGATCTAAGACTACCACTTTAAATGCTTGCGATGTAAGTACTAATAGGTCTTCTCTATCTATAGAGAAATCTACAAAATAGATAGTATCAGATAACTCATAAGTCTTATGCATGATAAGCTTATTTTCCTCACCATAATTACAGAATATGACCTCACATGCTAGGTCGTTACTTTCACGTGATCTTTTAACTATAGCTGCTGCAGCTAAACCATCCATACAATTTTTATGTGCTATAATATATACCATTATAGACTCCTATGTTTTTATTAGACCTATTTGGTCATATAAGTAATATATAACCGAAATAAGCATGAGTATATGCTTTACTACACTAGATATTTTAGTTGCAGAAGGAGTCATTTATGATATTAAAAGAGCTAGAGTTAAAGAACTACACTAGGCTATATATACCTAATATAAGATATTTACATTATTTCCCTAAACAACACATGCAGACTATTTTAGCTTCTAATGGCTCCGGTAAGTCTAGTCTATTAAAAGAGATCATCCCTAATGTAGATGATACTAAGAACGAGTATGATGAGTCTGGGTATAGGATAGCTAAATACCTACATAGGAACAAGACTTATGAGTTATGTTATGTTAGAGATACTAATAAACATAGCTTTAAAGTAAATGGAACCGAGCTTAACGAAGTAGGACTTATGAAGACACAGAAGATATTGATAAGTGAGCATTTTAACATCACTAAAGATATCCATGATATGTTGTTATCAGCAACTACTTTTACTAACATGTCAGTAGGAGAAAGAAAGAGATGGTTCACCGATATCTTAACTAGTATAGACTATGATTTCGCTATGTCCAAATATAATAAAGTAAAAGCCCGTATAAAAGATCTTACTAGTTATATAAAACTGATACAGTCTAAGATAATCTTCGATGATAAATTATTGGAAGATATGACCGAAGATCGTATAGTCGTATTAAAGAAAGATAAAGAGCAGTTCGTATCCTTACTAGATGACATCTTAAACCATAGACCCATAACAACACCTATAGATGAACTAAGTGATGATATTTTATTTAAACAAGCATCTGCCGCTAAGATTTTACATAAGTATAGAGATGCTCATATCGACATCATGCATAATGTAGATACACTAATCATAACTAAAGAGTTGGAGCTTAAGACTTTAGATAAAAATATAGATGATATTAAAGAGGAGCTTAAAAATATAAATGATAATGGTTTAACTTCAGATGTTAATAAGCAAGAGCTAGTTAATGATATAGAGAAGATAAGTAAAAAATTAAAGGAGATAAATCCTACTAAGCTAGGATATGAAGATTTTAAGACTTATGTAAAGGAACTGGTATCCATACATAGTGTTCTGCTAGAGCTTGCTAATGATCTACAAGATAGCGATGGTATATCTGTAACTAGTGAAACTATTAAAAATCTTAATAAAAACCTCATAGCTACTAAGCAACAGCATATGGATGTAGAGCACACTATTACTATATTAGACAGGGATCTTCAGAAACAGATAGCTTACAGTGAAGCTGATGATGTCACTTGTCCTAAGTGTTCTAATATTTTTAAACCAAATCACGATGAGCAAAAATTACTGGTTTTAAAGTCAGAGCTAGCTAAGAACTATGATAAGAAATCTATATTAGACCAAGAGTTATCCAAGTTAACTAAATCTTTAGATGCTATAGATGTTAAAAGAAATCTTATAGTCAAGCTTAAACTCTTATTAACTAACGATAGTCTCATGCCTCTATATGAAGAATTAAAAGAAGTTAGTAACTCATTTTTAGATACACATGTTTTAAGTAGGAAGATATCCGATTTATATGCAACCCTACCAGATTATCAAGAAGTATCTGATGCCATAGAAGAGCTGCATAACTTACAACAGAAACTAACCATACTTAACTCAGTAACTATAGATAAATTAGCTTATATGCAACAGCTTAAAAAAGAGTTAGGAGTTAAGTTAACCGCAGCTATGAAACAATCCATGTCTATTGCCGATGAGCTTAATAAGTATAAAATTATTAAAAATGATAAAAATAAACTTTCTAAATACTATCAAGAGTTTAAAACATTTATAACTAAAATAAAAGATGTTAAGAGAGAGAAGTATGATATGTTATTAAGAGATTATTATAACAATATCATATATGAAATCAAACATGAAGTAGCTAATATAGATAATAAATTAGTAGAATACAATAAAATACATTCGCATAGGGATGGCTTAATAAAAGAATTAGATAAATATAAGGCAGAACTAAAAACAGCTAAGCTATTAGAAGAGCGCTTATCCCCTAATAAAGGCATCATAGGTGTCTCTATAAGCACTACTATAAATGCTGTTTTAGAACGTATGAATGAAATCATCAATAGCATATGGACATATGAAATTAACATCTTGCCATGCGATACTATGTCAGGTGACCTCACATTTAGGTTCCCAGTAAAACTAGGTACTAGAAAAGAACCCATACCAGATGTTATAAAAGGAAGTAGTGCTATACGAGAGATCATAGATGTGGCTTTTAAGATAACGGCTATGGAGTTTTTAGATATGCTAGACTTCCCATTATTCTTAGATGAATTCGCTATAAGTTTTGATCCTAAGCATAGGACTAGGGCTTATGAGTTTATAGAAGAATTAGGTAAGTCTAAGTTCGAGCAAATATTTATGATTTCCCATTATAAGAGTATGTTTCAAAGATTCACCCATACAGATGTATTAATATTAGATAATAGTAATATAAATTATACTGGTGTTTTTAATGAAAAAGAAATAGTAACAATAAAAAAAGATGTATAGGATGGCTTATACCATCCTATACAGTTATTTATTAAAACACTTTTCTATTTTAGCTATGTAAGTTTCTTTAGCTTTACCAGAGTATTTTTTACTTACAGCTACTATTGCTTCATCTTTAGTACCATGAAAACACCAGTATATGTATTATGCTTGGATTAGATAGTGTTCCATATATAATCCTGTTATACTTACCGCAGTAACACGCGATTTTCTTTTCTTCACACCCTTCTAAGCTGAATTCTTGTATAAACTCTTTAGTTAGCTCCTGATATTTACTAATGCATTTCTAATCCACACGATCTTCGAATTCTCGTATAAAATTCTCAGACATCTCCTGAAACCAGCTAACCCAGTCCCAATCCACATGATCTTCGAATTCTCGTATAAAGCTTTCAGATAGCTTCTGATTTCTGCTAATATAATTCCAATCTACATTATCTTTAAACTCCCTTATAAAGCCTTCAGATAACGCCATATCTTCAGAAATCTCTTCCCAAGTAGTATTTTCTAAAGCAGCGAATACTTCTTCTTTTGTTGCTAGTACCATATAGTACTCCTTATGTTATTAAAATTTAAGCTCTAGGCTCACATAAGTAATATACAAGTAAAAAAAA